GTTTTTATACTTTGTATATTTTGTAGCGTATTTATATACATTGTATAATAATAGGGGTAAAATTATACATCAGAAATAGGGCACAATTTGTGTATACTTTTTGTACCCTATTTCTTGCCTGCCTAAATTGTATACTTTTTGACTAAAATTCGCAGCTTTTAGGGTATACTTTTTAACCCCTATTTATTAGCGCGCATTCCTATACGGCGCCAGTAACCGTGTAGAAAAACACCGCCTGATTATTAGCGTACACTATTTGGACATCCAAACGCCCTCTTTTGTATACTTTTCAACTAAAAACCGGTGAATTTCTGCGGCTATTAATAGCCTACAAATTCTAATGGTCATTGTTACACATATACTTAACAAATCCAGCCTCGTCAACGTACTCACTTCCTTTAAGGGCGACGGTCTCATTCTCGAAGACTATCAAATTGTGCTGACATACAAGGGCGGCAATTTCGCGCCCATTTAGTACACCCTTAATACGGTAGCACTCGCTAAGATGCTCCCTATTTTTCGCATCGAATAGATGCCTGATTACAGCGTTCTCAATCACGTGCGTCCTCTCCCATTCTTGGCTGATAGACTCATTAAAGCTACGAATAGCTGCTGCTAGATTTACAGCAGAGTTAAATATACAGTCCTTGATTTCATCATTCAGTTGTACGCAATGCGGACTATTGAGTTTCAGCCCATCATTAATCCAAGAGATACACCTCTGCCGAATTTGATTCAACTCATCTGTACTCTTCGCCAATGGGAGCCCACATGTTGCTGCAAATTCCATAGGAGCTAGATACGCATCTAAGACTAGCCGTGCTTTGTTCACATCAAGAGACAGCATGAGAGCTCGTTCTGTGGCGCCAGTAATAGTAAACTGCCATTCATAAAGTGGGGAATTTACAGCCACACCACCCTTAGTATCATAGGCTACTATACCGCTCGTGTTTTGGAAAGGCGAAAGAAGAGTGTATACCCGCGCCGTCTCATCCGCTTTGTACTTCTTATTTAGAACGGCAAGACACTCGCTATACGTTTTCCCATGGTCGCCACCCTTGAAATAGGAATACGAACTAGTATAGACTTCATTCATTTTGTATTTCTTATTAAACTATATATCAGTATATCGGCTTCAATTTTAATAGCCATTTTGACCACCGAACCCCCAAAAATTGAACTCATCTTTAGCACATAGGTTGTTAGTTGAGGGATAATAACTTATTATCTCCCAATGGATGCTTACAGCAACTCACTTGTTTAATATTAATAGCATCCAGTCACCAGATTAGCTGGTATAAGTTTATATAGATTAAAGGTTCTCACAGCAATGATTCGATATTACATCATATCAGAAACCTTGTGTCAATCTATATAGAGTTATGCCAGCTAGTCTGGTTTGGTCCTTACAGCAACTTCATAGCTTTCACATTTGAAAACGACCTATCGGACCTCGTTTCCATCTCGTAGAGGTGGATACAGCAAAACCATTGATAACTAATTGTTTCCAGCTCGTATGAGTTAGCTACAGCAAACCAACCTATATTGATACTAGCCAACTTGTATAAGTTGGCTACAGCAACAAAATATTGTTAAACTCTAACGTGACGCAGCTAGAGAATGATCGTTAGTTTTATCTGCACACGGAGTCGTCTGCTTGGCGACTAACAACCCTCTGTTTTTCAGTTGCTAGTTTAAAAATAGTATTATTTTTAACTACTCTTCATGTGTTGAAGACTATCCTACTTGATTAGTAGACGCAACAGTTAGATCAGGTACATCCTGTTCGACGGGACCACCGATGAGAAGCATCTTCTTAGACGTGAGCTTCATCGCTGTTACACCAGTTCCTACGCCGATTAGAGCAGGACCGAAGATAGCCGCACTAATGATTGTCAGCGGTACTGCCGATGGAATGAATGTTGCTGTAAATAGCATACACGCGCACATCACAATCATCATCGTGAGGGCGCCTCCACAGAAAGCCGTGAGTAGAATATTACCGTTGAATTTTACGATAGACTGCATCTCCTTATGCCTATATAGCAAATCGCAGCGCACTCTTCAAATTTTGTAAAAATACAAGGAAGATTTTCAAATCGCGAGCAAATCTGAATTTTTACGTCTCGTATAGACTAGTTCTCCGTGTCCAAATACAATAGATGTACATAGAGTTACAATAAAGCTTGTAAGTGCAATTCCAGCCGCAAATTTCAAAGCCGATGGATATCCGTATGCGAGACCTATGCTAATCGTATAGAGTCCTGTCGCCATAACCATAAGGATTGTCACGAACATGGCGCGCTCCAAGACAGCCTTAATCAACATTCTTTCAGTATTTTGATTAATGCTATTCTGCGCGTATCGACTTCATCTTTATTATAATTCCGTGTCACTAATGTATGCCTGATATTCATCATCTTCCATTCCGTATTCAATAATGTTCTTGAACGAAGTAGACACATACAATGACATATCCCCATTTCCTTCAAATCCGCTAGTACTACAATATGCACTAAAAAAGAAGTAGGGTCCAGTGTCTAATTGCCCCACACATAACCAGGAGATTCCATCATTCTGCTCATTGTTTATCCAAAAGTATTCGAGCACATTATCTGGAAAATCGTTGTGTTTCGCACGCTCATGTACGCTCTCTATAAGGATTGGTTTTCTAATCATATTTGGACAAAATTTAAGAGAATACTGCACATAATACAGTGGGTATTCTAATGCCGGTTCGTTGATATCTTTCTTGTTTTGACGACGTATTGTGTGGTCGCGTGGGCGTTTAATCCTTAAAATTGTTGAGGACATCTATATATATGTCATATTACAATTGAAAAACTGTTTTGGTTTTATATGGGTTTTGAGTGAGTTTTATATTTTTATTTGTGCTTGGCGCTGCTGTCTAGATGAGGAGCGGGTGAACGCGGTCGCGGACCGCATCGTAGCGCGGGTCCTCCAGCATTGCGCGCAGCATCGCGTCGGGCGTGAGCGCATCCGCACCACGTGTCGTCAGGACCTTGAGCAGCGACGGGCTCCAGCCGGCAACCTGTACCACGCCCTCCTCGGATGCTGCCGCCTGGAAGTCCTTGTACTCGGCACGAAGGTTCCAGATGACGATTCGCGGTGCCTGCCAGCCACGACCCTCACCAAAGAGCTGCTCACCCGCGAGCTTGAAGGCGCGGCGCGCAATCTGGGTGTGCGTCTCGTGCTCCTTCGTCTTGACAGCCTCGGCGTGGCGAGCGCCCGTGTAGCGTCCGTAGCCGCCGGCACGGGTTGCCTCGTCAAAGCCCATGTCCGTAAGGACGATGAGGTCCTTGGGCTCCTGACCCGGCGGGACAGCGTGCGCCTTGAGGTGGGACAGCACCAGGTTGTAGGCAGCCTGGAAGTCTGTGCTCGTTCCCTGCGCAAGGTGGCGCACCTCGTTGACACGGTCCACCAGGTCTACGGTCTTGAACTTGTGGAGCGTCGGCGTGCTGTCAAAGGTCAGGATGTGGTTCGCGAACACACCCGTGTTGACCTCCGAGATGAGACAGCCCAACGCCATGGAGACGTTCATGGGCGTGCCGCTCATCGAGCCGCTAAAGTCACACATCGCGAGAGTGCGATCCAGAGCGCCGGCGTGGCGGACTGGGTCCCTGATTGCGTTCCAGGACGCCTGGACGGCATTGCGCTCATCAGCAGTACTACCCTCGCCGCAGAGGATGCGGCTTACGAGCTCGTGTGGGAACACAGTGTCGGCACCGTTGACCTTTGCCTCGCCCCGCGCAGCCTTGGCGAAGTGGGCGCGGAAATGCTCTTCGCAGGCAACGCGGTCCGCGTCCGTGCTAGGAGTCTTGCGCCCGTGCTCACCCTTGACCGGCTGGTTCAGGAACGCAGCGCGGTACTTGGCGAGCGCGCGACCAGGCACGTGGCTCGGGTCGATGGTGGACCACTTGCCGCCGCACATCGTGGTCTCCACAGTGTCGAGCACCTTGTTCAGGGCGCTGATGCGCTTGCGGTAGTCCTTGTCCGCGCAGCGGCTCTCAGGGTTGAGTTCGCGCGCCAGGGAGTATGCCAGCAGGCGGAGCTCCGCCTTGTTGCTGTGCTCGCGCGGCAGCCACTTCGCCAGGAGTGAGAGCTTGGGCTTATCACCAGGCGCAGCTGCCGCGACGGCAGCCTCGTCCTTGGTGAGCTGCTCCTTCACGAGGCGTGTGAGAGCAGCCTTGTAGCTGTCGTCAGACGGCATCGCGAACAGGTCGCGCCAGCAGCCGTACTCCGGAACGAGGTCCAGAGTGCTGAGAGTAGCGATGGGAAGCTGGCTCCGAAGCGAGCAGTAGAGGTACTCGAAGAGGGCGCGCTCACCCTTGCCGCCACGGATGTCACGCGTCTGGAAGGCGAGGACGAAGAGATCCTCAATCATCGCAGGGTCGCGCGTCGCCACAATCGCCTTGACGGCGCTGTGGATGATATCGGACTCGAGTCCGCGATTCAGCTGTACCGAGAGGTCGAGGAGCGCGGAGCCCGTGCTGCCGTAGCAGTCGGAGCCCTTCACGCCGGTAGTCTGGTTGTTGAGTGCGGAAGACATTTTATTTCAGAATGTCGGTACCTTTTCTTGAAGGTTCTTGTTTCTTATTATCACGTTGGCTACTCTTCAATTTTTTATATTTTGGATTAAAGTGTCAACTAAAATACAATAAAAATTGAGTTTTTAGCTTCTTACGTATAGTGGTAAGAATGACCTGGTCCCTAACTGCTCTAAACTACATCCTGCGTGTAATAGTACATGACATCTACAATCCGAAAGGCGACTACAATAAGACGTATTCAAACGAAGATTTAGCTCAAAAGAAAGAGGCGATTGAACGCGCTCTAGGATATAGTCCTGGGCTAATGGATACCATTAACGCAGCAGAGTTTGTCAAGTTGGGTTTAGAGCACCAAATGTTGTTTATTCAGCAGCGATTCAAATTCATCCGACGCGAATACTGGGTGGCGTGCGGGGTTCTAATGCCGGAAGCGACGAGTGCGACGCCCACCCGCGTGCAGCGCGCATACTGACTTGTGGGCGGCAACAACCTCTGAGTAGCGCGTATCAATAGACTCTTTCACATTGTTTTTTGCCGCAGCCGCATCACGCGCATCAGCATATCCTGCTGACACCTGTTTAAAAAGACGCGCCGCATTCTTGAGTGTCTTCTTTACCGCTGACGCCGCCTTCAACCATGTCTGAACTTTGCCCATTTCTACTCTGGCGCGGATTAAATTCCGATGTGCGGCCAAATTACTTCACAATGACCGAAATTGGATGGCATCCAATTGTACATATAGAACTTCCATTTACTATCTTTACAAATTGTCCACCCATCGTCTTTCCAATTTTCGAGTACGTAATCCCCTCTGACATGTGTATCATAAATAGTAACAATTTCACATTTCATCGCGTAGACCGCAGCCTCTATCGATTCACGAATATAACCTGGTGCCGCCTTATCCATATCCCACCAGAAAGGACTCGACAAGTCCTCTATCTTACCTGGACGCCTGCGGACAATACAAGTAAATACGATGTTATGGATTGGAATATACTTGTATTTTTGGATACCCTTCGCATCCAAGAAATGCGGGACGCGCCGCAGCTTATGTGTGTTGGCTATGCCTACTAGAACGGCGCAGGCAGGGTGCTCTGCCATGTCCGCCAACCACCATTGTACATCTGGATTTTCCCTATTGGGAATATATAGAACATCGAAAACGTTATAGCTATCCGTGTAAATTTCATGGAGTACTTCACTTACGGCGGTCCACGATACTTGAATACAGTCGACCATAGGTCTACCAAGCCGAATATAGGATGTTTCGGCGTAACTTTGTCGTGTCGCTGACATCGCAAACCGATTTGGTAATGCCGCCTGTTTCTTATGCGACTCACGGAACCACACGTGGATGGCAGGCTCTTTCTGACTTGTATAATAGTCCAGCCAACCCAGAAGCCATCCTGCCGCTCCGCGCTCTCTGAGTTGCGGATGGAGAACGAGCCCCTCAACCTGATAGACCTTCTCCTTTATTTCACGAGTTCCGCTGATAACAACACCTTGTAGATGCGATGAGAGCACCGTACCCACAAGTAGACCCTCTGGCGTGCGAATTGCTAGAGCAATGCTGTTACTGCGATTAAGAATGTCGGCTACACGGACTTCGTCAATTTCAAAGATCCAGTCGTCCGCGCGATAGCACTCATTCCAGAATTGTGTGAGCTCTTTTGCCACCCTCATCGAAGGTACAAGCACCTCTGGCTCTTTGACAATGAATTTCCTGTTGATTTTGAGCATCGGTGGCGGTGTAGCCGGCTCCGTTCGCAGAATAGAATTCTGTTTTGCGAACGGACTCAGTGCGTGGACGTACGTCGGACCGGCTCTACTTGCTGCTGTCCAGAAGTGCCATGTGCGATAGCCTTTTTCAGAGCTATGCTCTTTTGGAATCTCCTTTGGGAACACATACTCGTGTCCCTCTGGAAGTATAACATTTAATGTCCTACTGGACAATGGTTTCATTGACTGCGGAAACAGAAGGGTCTGTCTTATCATTTTTTTCTGGGCGAGCGCTATTAAATAATCTACATTTGAGTTCATTCCCGGTCGTTTCTTTCCCGAAGTTAAGTAAGAATGAATACCATTGTTGACGTGAGCGGTGCGCCGCAGACAGAGGAGGAGAAAACCAACAAGCGTAACGAAGCGAAGAAACGCACTATCACTGAGAAGACAGAAGATGCCTATTGGCGGGCTATTAAGCGCATCAAGCGTGGAATGGGCTTTGACGAGTCAGATGGCGATATGGACTTTTTGCTCGACTATGAGGCGGTCCACGAGTGGATTGAGGAGCTCAATCTGTCAAATTCATCCAAGAAAACCTACTACATCGCAATTCACCACACAATTGACAATTTGAAGGACCCAAATTTCAGCAGTGTTTTGAAGCGCTACGACACAGATATGATGGCCTTCATCAAGAAGACACAGCGCCCACCCAAGAAGAAGAAGATGGATACAATTACGTGGTCTGATATCACAAAGGTGCGCGCCTCGCTGGAGAAGAAGGCTGCAAAGGACCCCAAGAATTTCCTGCTTGATTATGTAATTATGTGTATGTATACCTATTTGCCGCCGTCGCGCTGCGAGTACGTTCGTATGAAAATTTACAAGATGGCGCCTGGTGAGACATTCGAGCCCTCCGCGGAAGAGAACAATTATATTCTCTTGAAGAGCCGCTCTGCGCAAATTGTCTACTCAGACCACGTTACAATTAAGGCGCCCGCGCCGCTGGTTAAGGTCCTACACCAGTGGGCGGACTTCAATAAGTACAAGTACCTGTTTGTCAAGGTAGACGGCAAGCCTATGTTAAAGAACACGCTGAGCCAGCGCATCTTGTCTATCTTTCAGCGTGAGACGGAGAAAAAGCTAGGCATCAATGCCATCCGCAAAGCCTATGTTGCTTCGGTGCGCAACGAGCAACAGGTGTGAACGGATATAAACATTTTTTGATTCCATATACTATAGATGGAATCAAAACAAATGACCCTGCGAAAGCACTCGCAGGACATGTGCTCTACACTGGGTACACCAGAGGGCGGAAACTATACATACTATTATGTGGGAGGAGGCGGGCTTGTTGTACTTCTGCTTTTCGTCGCAGCAATTATGTTCAAACGAAAGTCAGTGGTACGCCGCTCAAATCCGTATTCTAGAGACTACACAGGTATAGAGGTCAATCGATTTCAGCAATTCCAAAATATATTTCAGAATGTACGCAAACGTCCTAATGGATATGTATCACCAGTATAAATTGGGACCGAAAGCGCCAAAAATTGAGGGTGGGTCGCTCCGTTTACTTCTCATCAATAAGAAAAATGAGCGTATCTCCCATTACTATCACCCTTCACCGCGATGGCAGTTCCAACAACGACGATGTGATTCGCATCAGTCCGTTTATGGACGAGTTTAAGATTGAGTTCGTTGGTCGCGTGGACAAGATTAAGCATTTCCACTACGCGATTCAGGAGCAGGCAATCCAGTATGTAGATGATCTTCTGCATCTGCTACCAAGTGACTCAGACCCTTATGTGTATATGCAGTTCGACTTCCCCTGCTTTCCGTCGGTCATGTTCAAGATGAATGACCTTGACGATAAGGTTGTGCGCCGCACCGTGCGCGACCGCCTGACTTCGACGCTGGAGAACTGGCCTGAGAAGGTTCGTTACGGCGCGCGCCCAGTGGACGAAGAGATGACTGCTTGAATCAATGGTGCTGTCCTATAAATAAAAAATATAAAGACGAATGTTTATATTTTTCATTTAAAATTGACTCTAAATATTTATATAAAAGGCGTTACAAAATGCCTGACTTAATTGATGTTTTACGCGTCGTCGCCTACATGGGGTACGGTGACGATGTACGTGCGTGTGGTGTCCTGTGTAAAGATACCGTGATTGACGACGAACTCTGGTTTGTACTTGTAAATGAACCTGTCCGTGGAAAAGCCGTCCCCGAAACGTACCGCAGTCCGCTTGTAAAGGCTGTACGAAGAGGCGATGCTAATCGCGTGCGAATGCTCTGCGCACGTGGGGCGCGTGTAGTGCCTATTCGCGGCGAGGGATTTCAACCGTTGTTTGTTGCTGCTCAGAACAGCAACATTTCTGTGCTGCGCGAACTCTGTCAATATGTTAAATGTAGATGCTCACTGATACGTCCTCTTATGATATCTAGTTCGTTTGGTCACGTGGGTATGATTGAAGAGATATGTCAACAAGGTTTGAATCCTAATGAGAAAGACGCTGACGGCTGTACCATCTTTATGAACGTGTGTATTCGGCGCTACAGTTTGGGTGGTGGTGATGAATATTGGGATACTCAAACCGCGAAAATTCTGAAAGCACTTATTCGTGCGGGAGCCGACGTCAACAGAGTGAACGCGTACGGTGACACTATTCTCATTCATATGCTCCGCGAAGGGATTCTACATACGACAGCCTATAACCAAGTCATCTCACTCGGTGCCGACAAAGCCTTGCTAGACCGTGACGGGTTGACGGCACACGGCTTGGCTGTACAGATGGGACATGGGGCGCTGGCTGCCTGCCTAGCTTGAAAAAATTGAAATCAGGTCGGCACCCAAACCAGATATCAGACTGCCTAAGATTCAAGCCAAAGTAGCCTGAATCCCACCGCAATCAAGCCAAAAGTAAGCTTGAAATGCCCCGCTACAGCAAGAACGCCTTCGCCGCCCTCTCCGAGGACTCGAGCCCGCGCGCTCAGGCTCCTGCGCCGGTCAGCGCACCTGCGCCGCTGCGCATCACTGCGCCGAAGCCGAAGACTATCGTCTACCCCGCCTCGGACACGGAGGGTGCCGCAGCAGTAGCACTCGTCCAGCTCGGATCGGACGCGGTGTTCCGCGCCATCGAGGACGGCTTCAGCTGGGGCGACCTCGTCTGGGCTGAGGACTGGGTTGCGGCAGCCCGTGCGCGCGCCGAGCGCCGCGCACGTGGACTTCCAGTGACGCCGCCGCCGGCAGCACCGGTCTTTGCGCCCGCCGAGGAGAAGTTCCGCGTCTGGGAGGAGGAGGACGACGACGCCTCCAGCGTCTCGACCTACGACAGCGCCTGGAGCCCGCGCCTCTGCCACGCCGACCCTGAGTACGCCGTGTACCTGCTTGAGCGCGCCCGCGCCAAGGCGCACCGCGACCCGGTCACCGGCGAGATTGAGGAGTGCCGCTTCTTCAACAGTGCCGCCGGCTGCCGCAGCGGAGACCAGTGCCCTTACAAGCACATCGCACGAGACCAGCAGACCATTGAGTGCCGCTTCTTCAAGTCGCCGCGCGGCTGCCGTAACGGCGCGAAGTGCCCTTTCAAGCACTGAACGTCGAGAGCCCCAGACTGAAAACTAAAAATAAAACAAAACAAAAACCTTTTTCAGCTCAGTAAACTGACTTAAATTGTGCGCGCAAAATTTACTAAATGGGAAACTCGACTAGTCTTGGACGACAATCTGGTCCACCCTCTCCCAAGAAAGTATTGATTGATACAACTATATTTGACCCGCGGCAAATAGAGAAACGCTATGTAAACGAGATGGTTGCCTATTTAACCGTTATTCGCTGCGAAGACGGAGCCTCACACAAAGCCCTCTATTTTCACGAGTGGCACATGGCATTTTTTATCTACTCTGGAAAGCTCTGTATTAAGCACATGTTGTACAATGATGTAAACAGTAAAATGGTCATCATTAATCGTGAAGATGCTGTCAAGTTTCAGGCTGCATACCAGGCACATAACGAAGCCTGTATTAAGTTGGATGGTATTACATCTGTATACAAGCAATATGTTAAAGATAACGACGAAAAACTCTAGTTTTGTAGAGCAAGTCGCCAAAAATTGAGCCGCTTCGGCTTTACTTTTGGATAAACAAAATGGTGCTTACACGTTCAATGATTAAGCAGCGTGGTATTGCGATTGAGGCGATGAAGTGGGAGGAGCAGCGAAAGCGCCCAGCGGGACCGCCTGCTGCCGCGCCCGCGCGCGGCATTAACTATATGAGTATCTGTCTATCTATGGCTGCTCTAACTATTGCGCTTAGCGTTGGGCTCTATACACGCTCCATTTACGGATTTGTCATTCCAGCAGTTGGACTACAAATCTACCAGATGGCTGCCCTTGCCTAAACTATTCAAAATCTATAAAATAGGGGCAACTCTTCTATAAAATCTATCAAAAATTGACTCATGATAAATGCTTTTTCCATTTATCATAAGTTAAGATGGTTCAGACTCGCGCAATGATTACCGCAAAGACTAGTTCTACGAAGAGCGCCACCGTTACCGCTACGAAGTCCCAGTGGACTCGTGAGCCGTACGAGCTCCGCCCGCGCCAGGCGCGCATCACGGTTACGATTCCTATCACACCGTATGCGCTGCGCCCACGTATCACCTTTCAGTAAAGAGAAAGATGTGTCTATTTTTATACGATTCTACGCAAAATTCTATGTTCATAATATTGGCTTTTAAATATATTGATTTCAATATACGAACCACTCTTAATACAGTCCTCTACCTCAGAATTAATATGTGTAGTATCCGTATCATCTATAACTAGAATACCACCAACGCGAACTAACTGTTTAGCCATTTTCATGTCGCTTTCTACCACATGATCCCAATGTCCACCATCAACATGTACAACATCGTATGTACCAATTAATCTGGAATTACTATCAACAAATTTCGGTACCGTTATCGTGGAGTCGCCTATTATTAACTCAAAATTAACGTTTGAAAATTTCGATTGTATGTAGTCAAAACATACCGGAACATAACTATGACTAGCTATATCAAATATTGTAAACCGTAGATTTTCTGCAGTATTACCAAGTAAAAAGAGGAGTGCTGAATGTCCACCATTAAATCCTATTTCACACATACTTGTTTCTGCCTGTGTACCAACCCAAAATAGATTGAGTTGTTTATTTAACAATAACGGTACTTCGCGAAGCGTTCCATGTTCATAGATAGAATTACCTTCCAATGGCTCACCCACTATATTAATCAGGTTAGCTAACCCTTCCTTGTGTTCTGTAAAAATATTTGTTTTTTCATTGAATTGTGCCTTTATATCATCTAAATTCATTTAGTTATAAACTACATTTGTTTGTTTAAATCCATATATTACCAGTAGCACGCACCCTCTACGCTCGATGCCAGAGAGGGCGTTTCCTCCGCAGTCGGTCGCACCCAGTAATCATTAAACATCTTTGAAATCACATTATGGTACTTCCAGCGCTCCCCCTTGACACCAAACATGATTTGCGTACCACCACCTGTATGAAGGGCGACGAGCCCGCGCCGCTTGAGCTCTCCTACAAGGACTAGTGAAAGAGCACCCATTCCTACAAAGACATAGCGCGCGCCTGTTGCCTGGACCTGGTCTGCCAGCGCCTTTACAGCAGCCATTGGACCCGCCTTCAGAATCTCTGGATTCCACGAGAGGTTCAGATTGTCTGGACACATATTCGGTCCGAATGGCGCATTGACCGTATGAAGCTGCTGTGTTGGGAGCCACATTTTTCCTGCTATTCCGTCAATAGGAAAGACATAAGAGCGGCGTCCCCATTGCGCCTTAATCGTATCAGCAAAGGGACTTACAACGCAGATTGAACCGTTCGTCATACAGAGCGTATACTGGCTTTCAGGCGAATAAAACGGCTCAAGAGCGCGCAACGGAATCCAGGTTCTGGAGCGTACGAGCATATTCAGAAAGTTCTCCTCTTGGCGCGGATACATAGGGTTCCACGCCACGACAAGGTCAAGGTCTTTTCCCGCGTCAAGCATCGCCTCCGCCCATTCATCAATCGCTTCATCAATGGTCTTGCCTTCGCCAGCCCAGAGACCTGCGTTCACAGTAATACAATGTACAATCTTATCAGGATACGGCAGCATAGGTGAGGCAGTCTTGCGCTGCATATAGTGACGAATCGCGTCAAACTCTGATGTGCCGAACTTACCCGTAGACCATCCACCTTTTGCGCTTGTTATCTGGTCACAGACGAGTTTAGACGCTTCAGGTAGCTTTAGTAGATTTGGACCAGTTACACCTCCCATTTTTTCTTGACGTTATCGTAACAGTGATACAGGTCCTCAACTTTATAATGTCTCGGTCTTAAAAAATTGAACGCCTCCGAAAAATAAAAGCTGCCTGTAATAAAACACATACAAGATGCCTCGCAATACTACCGGTGGTAAGAACTTCAAGAAGTTTAAGACGGGTGCTGAGGGATTCCGCGCTAGGGCGGCACGTGAAGAGGCGGACGACATGCTTGACCTGATTCGCAAGATGGACCGATACGGCAAGGATGGGCTGTCGCCAGAGGACAGGGAGGCTGTGCTCTACATGTTTGTGGGGCGCGTGACAAAGCGCTACGGGCACGGGCGAATGGAGGTGCTATGCCACGATGGTGTTGTTCGCCAGTGCCGCATTCGCGGTCTTCTGCGCAAGCGCGGACAGGTCTTCATCGATATCGACCATCTGGTTGTTATCTCCACTCGTGAGGCGGTTGAGTCTGATTCTGATGATGAGACGGGTGTAAAGTCGACTAATAGCGGCGGAGGTAATACTGCCGATATCATCGGTCTGTTCGATGATAAGCAGTCGGCATTTCTGCGCAAGACAAACATCAACCCTGCGCTGTTCGCGACCAACAAGGCGGGTGGAGCGGCAGATATCGATGACCTGTTCGACAGGGGCAATGAGATTGAGCCTGTAGAAGAGGGGACTGAATCGGATACGCCAGATGAGCTCAAGAAGAAGGTCGCCGGTCGTGCGGATAGAGCAAAGGCTGCGACGGCAAAGGTTGTTGGAGATGACGTCGACATTGATGCTATCTAAAACATATACAAATATTACTCATTTATTTTTCAGTAAAAATGAAGTCATGTGCGCCGCTGTGGGCTTTCTAAAAAAATGGCATATCTAAAAGTAATCAATCCTAGCCTGGCATGTACCGACTTCCCTGAGAAGCCTGTTACTGAGTATTCATACTCGCTGGACCCGTTTCAGCAGCACGCCATTGCGGCTATTCACCGCGAGGAGAATGTACTTGTAACAGCCAAGACAGGCTCTGGTAAGACCCTGGTGGGTGAATACCAGATTCACTATTCGTTGGCGAAGGGGAAGCGTGTCTTCTACACAACCCCTATCAAGTCCCTGTCAAATCAGAAGTTCCACGATTTGAAGAAGATCTTTCCTTCCGTCGGCATTCTGACTGGTGACATCAAGTTCAAGCCCGATGCACAGGTGGTCATCATGACGACTGAAATCCTGCGTAATATGCTCTATAAGCGCAAGGCATCCACGGCTTCACTGGGCATCTCGTCTAATATCTCACTGGATGACCTGGATGCCGTCGTATTTGATGAGGTCCACTACATCAACAATCCGGACCGTGGAAAGGTGTGGGAGGAGACGCTCATTCTGCTGCCACCTGAGATTCGTCTGATTCTGCTATCGGCGACACTAGCGGCACCTGAGGCGTTCGCGACCTGGATTGGCGACCTCAAACAGAAGCCGTGCGTCCTCATTTCGACGCTCTACCGCGTAGTACCGCTCACACACTATGTGTTGCGTGGAACCGAAATGCTCTGTATCATGGACGCCAAGGACAGGTACGAAGATGGGCTCTACGGGGGATGGCTAAACTGGCGCGACGGAGTTCAGGGTGGTGCCGACAAGTACAAGCAGAAGGTCAAGGATGCGCGTGCGGGCGGCACAGAGGGGGCTATTGAGGGAAAGGTGGTGGTCGAGTCCTTTCTTCACCAGCTGAACAGCACCATCAATATGCTGTCTGAGAAGAGTTTGCTGCCAGCTCTCTTCTTCGTCTTTAGCCGCAAGCAGTGTGAGCAATATGCGAAGAAGATTGAATCAACGCTGATTGACAGCAGCGATGCGGCGGCAGTCAAGCACATCATTGAGTTTCATCTCCATCGCTACGAATCGGTCAAGAACACATACCAGTATACTGTGATTTCAGAGCTGCTTATGCGCGGCATCGCCTATCACCATTCAGGTCTGATGCCGCTCCTCAAAGAAATCATTGAAATCCTGTTTGCGCGCGGGCTCGTAAAGGTTCTGTTCTGTACGGAGACGTTCGCCGTGGGCATCAATATGCCCACAAAGACGGCTGTATTCCTGGACTATCACAAGTATGACGACAATAGCCGCGGGCAGCGGTGTCTGTTCACGGACGAGTATCTCCAGATGGCGGGGCGGGCGGGTCGGCGCGGCATCGATAAGGTCGGTACTGTGCTGTATCTGCCTCAGAGGAAGCCTGCGTTTCCTGATGAGGTCAAGAACATGATGAACGGATCAACGCGCGCGATTCAGTCACGGATGGACTTTCATTACGACTTTCTTCTGAAGACGATGCAGTCCGGTGAATTGCGCTGGCTCTCCATTCTGAAGGACTCCTACTGGTACAAGCAGCGCATGGTCGTGCGCGATATGCTGGTCAAGGAACTCGCTGTGATGGAGGAGGACATTGTCAAGACGCGCGGACTACTCAGTGAAACCGACTTTGCTGAGCTCAAGGAGCGTGCCGCACTCGAAGAGAAGATTAAGACCTCTGTAAACGCTGCGAAGAAGGCGGCGCAGAAGGGACTTGTTGCTTGGCAGAACACACACGAAGGACCGCGCTGGTCTACGGGCTGGCAACTGTATCCACAGCTTGTGCGGCTCGAGCAGAGTGCGCTGGCAAAGAAGGCTGACATTGCGGCGTGCGAAGAGGTCTCCTCAACGGTAGAGCCGCGTCTAGGCTTTCTAGCAGAGGCAGGCTTTCTGAAAGATGTTGTTGATATCACTTGGCTAAGCAAGGAAAACCTAACGCTGCGCGGCATTCTAGCAACAGAGGTGAATGAATCACATTCACTTCTGACGGCGGAGGTCTACGCTCAGGGGTTAATGGCGGACTTTGATGCTGAACACATTCTCTGTGTATTGGCGGCGTTTATCAACGAGAAGACGGACGCTGAGAACAAGTTGAGCCCCAGTCAGTTACGCGTTCCTAAGAAGATTATCGACATGTTGTATACGATTGACGGGATTGCGAAGAAGTTTCAGGAGATTGAGTACGCGCACGGAATCCCCTACGACAACTACTGGGACCTCAGCACGGACTGGATTGAACCGATGTGGCGCTGGCTACAGGGTGACGCGGCGCCATACGTGTGTTTGAACTATGGGATGTATGAAGGGAATCTCAGTCGCACGTTGCTGCGGATGGGCAACATTGCGGATGAGTGGATTGCGCTAGCAACCTACTGTGAACACACGGAGATGGTTCAGAGGATGACCGCTGTCAAGGAAAAGCTGCTACGCGAAATCGTTATCTCGGATAGTCTGTATCTGCGTATTTAGTTTACTTCTTCTTGGGTGTAACCTTTGCTGGCGGAGCAATCTTTGCCAGCGGAGCAACTGCCTTCGGCTGCTCTCTGAGGATAGCCAGTTCGGCACTCTGTTTATCCACGCCTGCCTGGAGCGCCGACTTCTGCTCCTTATTCAACGCATACCGCTTCTCCATCATATCATACTGCTGCTTTAATGACTTGTATTGAGCCTCTATACCGGCGCTAATCTTATCACGGCTGGACAGTTTTTCTTCGAGACGGCTAATCTCCTGGTCTGAGGCGGCTTTTGCCAGACGCTCTGTATCATAGCGTCCTTGGCTTATCAACAATTCGCGTTGAACAACAGATTTATCCAATTCCAGGCGTTTTGTTCTATCTTTTAATTCGGCTAACTGTTTCTTCTGCTCAGCCGATTCCTTTTCAAGCGCGGCTGACTTTGTTTTCGCCTGCTCTAACTGCGTCGTAATCTGTTTATTTTGTATGTCGGCGCGCTCTAATTCCACCGCCAGTTTTTTCGCCGCCGGCTCATTCTTTCTTGACGATTCGAGCTGTGATTTGAGCTGCTTCACCAGGTCGTCTGACACCTTCTTATCAACACTGAATCGTTGTAAATTCTGCTTAATCTGTAGAAGTTCACGGTCGGTCTTCATACAGCGGTCGTCGTATTGATTTGTATCTCTCTTTGATACAGCCGCAGACTGGTTCAAATTCAAATTCTTGCGTACAACCTCATCCAAATTTAATTTCGTTAATTTCAGATTAATTTCACTTGTCTCACGCTGCGCTAAGGCAATCTCTAATTGACGTTGTGTCGTGGCAATTTCCTTCAACGTAAGATTTTTGACCTCTTCAGAAATATCCAGACGCTCATTCAGATTCTTAATTGTCTCGAGTTTCTCCTCTACCATTTTTTGTGTCTCTTGGTTATCTGCACGCGACTTTTTCAACTCATTGTCTTTGAGCTCCAAGGCACTTGTTAAATTTGTAATGCGGGCGTTCTGTGCCTCAAAATCTGCCTTTGAAAGAGGAGGAGCGGCGGGTGCCTTTGTTACAGCGGCGGCGCTGGTGGCGACAGCAGCACCTGTGGCAGCAGCAGCACCTGTGGCAGCAGAAGCCAACGCTAATGGGGCTAGTGCTGGCACTACTGGTTTGGCTGGCGGCTTAGCTGGTGGCTTGGGCGGCGGCTTGGGTGCAGCAAAGCCCTCCTTTCTCGCAGTAGTCGGGGCTGAAAAGTAGATATAGGCTGACAGTGCTATGAATAACACGCCTGTTACCAAGGCAACCAAATGTAACGATGATGTTTTCATTATCCTTACATGGAAGAGAGAATTTTCACAGACTAATTGTAATATAGGCTGCTATTGACTCAGGATTATAGTGATCGCGAACGTAGTCGCGTCCTGCCATAGCAATCGCCTCTTGCTCGGCGTCGGGTAAGGCAAACAACTCCTTGTAGCACTTCTCAAGTTCGTGGTAGCGAACCGGAATATAATGTACGAAAGGAATGAGTTTGAAGGGCAACTGTATATTATAGTAGTCTAAATCCGCGGTGATAACCAGCATTCCTGATAGAAAACCCTCCCACACCTTCCAACTATCCCACTGGACAATTCGGTTCCTGCTCTGCGTTGGGTAACCGCCGTGAGCATCGATGTAGCGATGCGTGCGTAAAAATTTAAAATAGGCGGGTGAGTGCCGGCGACCAGTGTGGCTCCAGTCATGGAGAGCTTCCTGTGAGGGTTCAGCGAACTTGTCTAGATATGTGTCGTATTTGATACGGGAATTATCGTAGAAGGACTTCACCAAATTTCGTAAATAGTGGTTGTCTACGCGATGCGTCCAGGCAATTTCACGGCTGCGTTGAGACCAGGGGATGGGCGGCTCTGCTGTCGCACGCAGCATTCGATTTGACGCGGCAAAACAGTGTGGGCGTATTACGTTTGAAGTGGAGACACATGTCGTTATAAAGTAGCGATAGACTTGTGGCACAAATTGTGTCGACTTAGGGCGCACCCATTCGTCTTTGGCGTCGAATACAATGATGCGGTGCGACGTGTTTAGTTCATCGGCAAAGTCTTCTGGTGCTGATGTTACAATGAAGGCGTTGGGGGCGGGTTTCGCTGCTTGGAATAGATAGTTGCCTGACATGTCTGGAAAGTAATCAATGTTTGCGCTGAACGGAACTCCTCTGGCTTTGAGCCCTTCGCCAAATACAACGCAACAGTGTTGATAATTTGCCTTCGTCGGTCCGTTGTACGGATTTAGAAGAAAGTGAAACATCTATACTATAGAATGTGGCGTGATTTAAGCCCTAACAATTTTTACAATAGGCGTTAACGAGTTCGCTAATGCTATCATCTGAAATATAGAAAATATCACCGCTGATGCGGGTGTTGAATTCGAATATGACCGGCTTACCTTTTATCATCTTAAAGTTTGCGTTAATGAAGCCGTTGAAATAGATAAAAAACATCTCGAAGACTGCTAGAATAGAGGGGTCCAAATCAATTTCCATAGTCTCAATTACAATCGAGCGCGGGCGCACAAAGAGTGACTCGGTGCTAATCTGATAATACGCGATATAGGTGTGTATCTTTCCGTCTAAAACAAGGAATTGTGCACTGTACTCTATATCGGATGTAATTGCCTCCTGAACAATGTAGTTTTCGAGGTCCGGTATCTGTGACAGCGCTCTATAATAGTCGTGTTGGTTATTGAAAAGACGTACATTGCGCCCAGCCATTCCATCATTCTTCTTTAGGAAACACGGGAAAGTCGGATTATTAATTGTGTAGTTTTTAGGCAAATACTCTCGCAAGTAGTGACCGGTGAGGCGAATCTTATCACCTAATTCTAATACCCGCTCCGTATCACATGTAATAAAATGATAGCCGCGGGCACGTAGTCTGTCTTTTTGTTGAGAAAAGAGGATTGCCATCTCGTCGGTCTTGATGAGAATATATTCGTCTGGCTCTGCGGCGCGGGTCAGAAGCAGTTGAAGTGTCGCCTTTTTAACCGGTATTGATGTTGCGTCATACAATCGTTGTGCCCAGTTGGCGTCGTACGGTAGGATGATTAGCTTTTTGTGAGGTCCCTCTGGAATCCTTACAAAACTACAGTATGTGACTGATTGAATTTCGTCCAGAGCCGACTTTTTTGGTTTGATAAAAGACCGGACAAAGGACGACATCTTATCAAAGTTGATATAAAATAATGAGTGGGGATTTACGTGGCATCATCCCAGTAGAGGCTATCCTTAGACAGCTCGGCGCCGTTCAACACCTGCTGGTTGATATCAATGAGCGTAAGTTCGAAAACCACCTCTTCGTTCTCCGGTTCCAGGAGCTCCACCTGTACGTACTGAACGGCGGGGAAGCGCTGGCTGACCAGGGTGTACAGCGCGGGAACCTTCGCTATTTCAAAGCAGGCATACTCGTCGTCGCCGTCCTCAATTACACATGTGGCTACGGGGACGTTGGTTTTGAGTGCTGACCAGGCTGCGGATGCCATATGAGAGAAAACGGGCATAAAAACCTTAAGCCGATATAAACGAATGAGTTCGTGGGGTGCGCGGGGTGTCGATATAGTGCCACGAAACCGCATTCGCATTGAGACCGATAAGCGGCTTGTGACTGTGAACATGAGTGGAGGGCTTGGTAATCGACTCTTTCAAATTATGGCGGGGCTCGGATACGCCGAGCGTACGGGGCGCGAATTTGTCTTTTACGAAAACAATATGAAGAACAACGCGCACACCGACTATTTGAAGACGACGGAGATGCTGCTGGCGTTTTTCCCAAAAGTCAAGGTGTGGCGCGGCTCACAGCGGTGGACGGACTATACTGATGCTGAAGGTGGCGTATACTTGTATAATCCCATACCGGAGCTGAGTGGCTCTGTGCGGCTCTCTGGCTACTATCAGCGCTTTGAGTATTTTCCTAGCGGGGCGCGTGAGCAGTTTGTTGTGCCGAAGCCGAAGGCGGTGCGCTTCGATAGTAGCGGTGTGGACTTCAGTCACGCCTATTTTATTCATTTTAGACTAGGTGATTATATCGGCAGCAAATTTGACGTGGGCTTCGACGAATATTATAGGAAGGCAATTGCTGCGATACGTGCAGCCGACTCTGAGGCGTTTTTTCTCGTGTTCAGCGACCAAGTGAAAAAACTACAGCTTGAGGGGTACGGGCTTGGTGAGCGTTACTGTGTTCCTGAAGGCGTGGGAACGTGGGAGACCCTGTGGCTGATGTCGCGCTGCCGCGGTGCGGTTTGTGCGAACTCCACGTTCAGTTGGTTCGGTGCGTTTGCCGTAAGGGGTGATGGACCCATCTATATGCCGCCGCGTTGGAACATAGATTTTGAGGGGAATCCGGCGCCTCCGTGGGCGTTACTGTTAGCGGGTACGGCGGAAGCGGCGGGTTTTTCTGGAGCCTCCGCTTGTACCAGGCAAAATGTCAAGCCGCTTTCCAAAATATCTAGCGTCTTCTTCAGATAACTCAGTTGCTCGGTTCGTATCTCTTATTCTAGGAACTTCACCGTGTGGATTGTAGAGTTGTACGGCGCCGCTCCTTGAAATAGAATCAAGAACGTATGCGTGGTCTTCAAGTAAATTAAACGTCGAATTATCTTCGCCGTCTGGTTTAGTTTTCATAGCTCTATCCTCATCAATTTCGGAATTTGCCTTGGTTGTAAATACAATTGCGGCACCGTCTCTTAATAGAGCTCGAATTCTGCCGCTAAAATCGGTCTCATCGTCAATCATAATTGTCGTCACGGGTTTGTTTGTTAAAATTTTAAAGCCCAGGTCTCCCTGCTTTACGGTAGCAGAATCAGGATCACCACCATCAAGTAAATGGTACCCCTTGTACATAACGGCAACCGCCTTTTCTATAAAGGCGAACCACGTTGAAGACAATTTGACTGTCGTCTTTTCGGGAAGAAAGTGCTGTTGACCGGCAAACAGTAAATCTGCATTATTTTCATCGTCTGCTGGAAGCATAAACAGGTTTCCGTTTATAGTTATGGAGTTTGCTGTTCCATCCGAATACAATTTAACAGTATAGGTCTCTTCCGCTTTGTTAATTGTAAAATTGCGGCGCAGAATTGGGCGGAGTTGTGGGCTTCGCGAAAGTGCGGCGATAGGGGCAAGCAGCCAACAATCGCCAATTTCACCTTGGGTTATGGAGGTGTAATTAGAGAAATCTGCCGGTGATGCGTTAAAAAAGTCACGCAACTCAGGATTATAATTTTCTATCGCGGTGGCGAATTCTTCGGCGTTTAATTCCGGCGGGTCCATTTATTGAACTGATATATTAAATTTGGCTTGGGATATAGTAGAGATGGTTCGCGCGACCAGGAAGAACGGTCATCAGTTGTTCAACGATAATCCGCGTGGTCGTTCGCGCACTGCCGGTGTAGGGTATGGTTCGGCGGAGAAAGCGCGCGCGTCGCTTAAAAAGATTCACGGAAAGCCGCGTGCATATCAGAAGCAGGTGGTGACTACGATGTATTACCGTGCTAAGTACCACAAGTATCAGACGCCCGGTATGCGTGATGCGATGAAGGTGTACGGTGCGTTTTTGGGGAAGTAGTAGAACTGTTAAAATACCTTTTAAAAAAAATTGAAATCAAAAGCACCTAATACTACTAAGTCAATATGTCATAGAACAAGTCGCCAAAGTAGCTACTCGTTCAAATGTCAAAGACAAATATCTACATTCTTCGCCTAGAAGGAGGACGGTACTATGTTGGTAAAAGCGATAACATACAGAAAAGATATCAACAGCACCTTAATGGTAGCGGCTCTGCTTGGACGAAAAAATACCAACCGGTCGCTCTCCTGAAGACGATTGAAAATGTGTCATCGTTTGAAGAGGACAAAGTTACTAAGGAATACATGGCTAAGTACGGAATCGACAAGGTGCGTGGCGGGTCCTATGTTGAAATCGAGCTTAGCGACTTTCATACAGCGGCTCTAAAAATGGAGATATGGGGTGCAAAAGACTTATGCACCCAATGTGGAAGAGCAGGTCATTTTGTGAAAGATTGCTATGCTAAAACTGACGCTTCAGGTAATAAGATAGATTACGATGAAGATAGTGATGAGTCGGAGGAAGAGGAGGAGGAGGAGGAGGAAGTTGTATGGGGTTGTTCGTATTGTGATAGAACGTTTAGCAGCGCATTTGGTTGCGGTGTGCATGAAAAGTCGTGTAAGGAGAAATCTACGAAAAACAGAGTTGTAAAACAGCCGTCGGCAAAACAGAGTGGTGCGTGCTACCGGTGTGGAAGACCTGGTCATTATTCACCTGACTGTTATGCTTCACGCCATGTAAAGGGTTATGAGTTGGATTAAAACAAACTCAACACCATTCGTCGCTTCCAGTTGCGCGCCGTCATATCCGAATAATAGGACAAGGTCACTTTTTGACCTAGTTCGATTGTCTTCGTAGCCGTCTCATCTCGTGAAACAATTGTATTTTTGCCGGCGGTTTTTGACTTTATCTTGACGATGAGGCTCCAGGCAGGAACGTGGAGGCTAATTTTTGTTAGGTCATCGATGTACTGGATATCAATGATAGTGGCTTCGGTTGAGCCCGTGGAGGCGTTGGCTAGGGCGCGCACGAAGACCAGGTCGCGGTCGTGTTGCTTTGCCGCCTTGGCGATTTTGTTGAGCGGGGCTGGGTTGATTGGCGGTGGTGGCTGTTCAGCACGGAGATAGGCTTTGATAACACGTTGATTCACCAGGTCAGCGTATCGGCGAATCGGCGAAGAGGCGTGTGTATAGAGGTCGGCGCCTAGCGACCAGTGTGCGGGATTCGGCTCATCGGCAGGGACGTAGGAGGCGGCGCTGTACGCAAGGAATTCAAGGCGGGGGTCGACTGCGGTGTAGCGCTTCATCTTCTCAATGTCTGGCGGCTGATGGCTGCGGAGCAGACCGGTGCCGGCTTTGCGCAAGAGTTTTGCCGCCTCTTTATTGTAGAATTTCATTGCGACTTCAATCCATTTATGGCTGTCTTCAGTGGGCTCGTTAAGGGATACACACATTTGAGTTAGCGTGGTACAGAGAGCGGGCTCTTCGTAGATAGATTCGTAGGTGTAGGACTTTTCGGTCACGACGATGGACTCGAACCATGTGACGTTGGTTGGGTCGCTGAGAGTAAAGGAGAGACTCAGACCTGCTTTTGGTTTGCCTGGAAGCAGGGATAGCGCATCTTCACTGAGCTCGGCAGGGAACATGTGCTTGGGCTGGTTGCCGTCCTGATAGAAGGTCTGACCGATTTGCGCAGCTCTACTGTCTAGGGGATGTCCTTGCGGGACAGTTGCGGCAACGTCTGCAATCGTAATCGTGATGCGTGGGTCCTGAAGCAACTCAATACTGATAACATCATCCACATCGCGGCAGCCCACAGGGTCAATGTTGAAGGTTGTTTTAGGGAGGGCGGCGCGGTTGGTCAGAGGGGGCGGAGACGGTAGGTCTCCCTTCCACTTCACACATGCGTAGGGTGTATGAGTCCAGAAGAGCGCCTCTTCATCGGCGCCTTCAGGTAGAAGGCGTTGGAGGTTGCCACGCGGATAGGTCTCCGTCCACGAGTCAAATGTGATGAGTCCGATGCGATTCCTCGTTGTCTCGCGCTCTGAGCAGCCGACAATAAACGGTGGATAGGCTTCGTTGAACGGTGTGAATAGATAGATGGGGATGTTGCGACTCGTGAAGCCGTAGCGTACCTTGGAGTTCAGTTCGACGAGACCCGCCAGGACAGGGTGCTGTGTTCTCTGCTTTAAAACACATCCTGTCTCAGTTGCGTCGACTTCATCGTTGGGTAGACACTTGTTGGCGAGCTTCGCGCCGGCGAAGGACTTTGTGGGTTGACCTAGTGTGACGACTTGAAAGTCGCGGTAGTTCTTGGTTTTAAGCATTTTACTATAGAGGTAGGTGTCTGAAGAGACTCAATTTTACTAACCATGAATGTGAAAAATTTGAAATACGCGAGTAATAAATTTGATACCTCTCATTTAGAAAAGATATATGATGACGAAGACCTATATTCTAACAGAAATACTTGCACAAACAGCAGAGGCTAAAGAATATGATAATATCAGTATACTTGCTACAAGGGGAGGAAAACCTGGAAAAGTACCTGAGATCTACACAATCAGTGATAAAACGGTAATACACGCTGAACGACTTGCTTTAGAGAAAAGAAAGACAGTCAATACGACATTTTATAAAGGGTCTATGACAGGGACTGTATTTGTAGGAGAAGATAAAATGAATACTAAGTATCTCGTAGATGAAACAGATAGAGAGTATCCAACAAATCGTATAGAGAAAATCTACAAGATAAAAGAAGACTTGATAATAATTACATGTTATGCCGTATTTATTGTTTCTACTAAAATTAGAAAGCGTAAAATATATCGAGCGCCCTAGAAAAAGATATAATTTCAGTTGTGTATGGGTTTACTAAATGATTTTTACTTTATGGCTATATTGTAATAGAATCTTGCGCGGAATATACTTTAATGCGCGCATATCCGTCGAGTCAAGTACGACGCGCGGCGCTTTGCCGGCGCGATACGCCTGCATCCATCGAAGCGCACAGACACACCAGCGGTCGCCGGCGACTAACCCAGGAAAGTTGTCTCTTGGGCTAATTAAATCATTGTCCTCTTTTAACATATATTGTAAAAAATCGTCGTCTACAATGGCACAGACAACGTGTGTTCCCGTGTCATCGTTTCCAGTAGTACAGAATCCGTCACGATAAAACCCTGTTACTTTACTCAAGTTACAGGACTTCAAGGGCTTTCCAAGAACATTGATTTTTTCAGCAGTTCCTATCTTACGCGTGCGTTTGCGGTTTGCGCGCTTTCTATACGTGCGCATCTCTACTTTTAGGACATATAAAAAGACATTATGATTTTTTTCCCGACCGGGAATTTAGCAGTAAATTTTGTATGGCGGCGCGCTACCTGCTGAGATCGAAGAGCAGCTCCTCGAAGTCGGTCGGTGCCTCAGTCTCGACTGAAATCACGTCGCGCGCCCAGGAGCCGATAAGCGGGCTTTCGCCGCGGTAGTCGCCGCCGCCGCGTCCGTTGCCTTCCGCCGTCAGGAGCGGCAGGGGGTGGTATGCCATTCCCTCCTCACCGGCGCGCACCTTCGTCTTGTCGACGAAGAGGCGCTTGGAGTGATTAACGATGAAGCGATACTTGGGGCACGTGTCCTTTTCGGTGGGCTGAATCTCATTGTACTCGGTACACTGCTGGTACAAATTATGCTCCTGGTCTGGCTCTGAGTCCGCGTAGTCCCCCGCCCAGACGACGCGGCTCTTGTGGTAGATGCCCTCAGGGCTCAAGCCAAACTCAAAGGTCTGGACAAAGTTGTTTCCCATGTACGAATGCTCAGTGAGCTTCGCACCATTGCCGTACCGATGTGCGCACATCCATACGATAATCTTACCCTGTGCATCAAGAACGATAGGATAGTAGTACTGTCCCATTTTGTTATTTGTTATTTGTTAGTTGTCTTTATTTGGTTGACGTGACTTCAATTTTTGGTGATTTAAAAATCGGTATAAGCGGTTTGCTGTGATTATCTGATAATGTACGAACTGTGTAGATGTGTTGATAATTGTATAGGGCTTTCCCTACGTATTCTGTTCATACTGGTTTTAGTAACTCTATCCACTATAGCGGAAATTATTCACTTTTTACGCACTCAACCGATATTCACGTGAAATAAACCGAATATAAAGAAAATGCCTTTGTAAAGTAAAAATGGACCAGGTGTATGTTGTCGTGGAAAACGGTGACCCGTACCCGGTTGTGTATAAAACCTATGCGGCGGCTGTGGCGGCTGTGAGGGAGAAGTACAAGGAGGTGGTGGAGGCGGACTTAAAATGGCTTGCGGAGAACTGGGGGCACTCGGTGAACGTTTTTGATACGGCTGAGAACGAGAAAGGCGAAATGTATCTTTACGTCGAGAAGGGAATCCACATCTACGTTTACAGGCTGCCGGTCTCAGGATAGCGCTTTGTGTAGACCTCCGCCCACATAGTGGCGGGCTCGATGTTATCACGGAGCAACTGCGCCTCCTCCTCGGCAGCCCATGCCTCGTCGTGGCTGCGCGGCTTTTGATTCTCAAGCGCGTCAACGATGTCAGACATCAGAGCGACGTATCGGTGTAGCAGGCTGGCGCGGCGCTTGGAGACAGAGCCGAAGGCGATGAACTCCGCCAGAAGCTCATCGTAGCCGTAGTTCTTGAGATCAGTCTTTGCTTGGAACCAGAGGTCCTTGAACGACATGACCTCGTGGGCGGCGCGGGCGAGCGCGATGATCTCAGGGGTCAGAAGGGGTCCGGATGACATTTTAGAGTTTCTTTGACTCTGAGTGTGTGAAGAACGATACGTTTGTAAGCTGCTTTCAATTTTTTTATACCTATAGTATAGGGATGCAAAAGTTTAAGATTAACTCTATAAGAGAAGTATATCCAGAAGTAACATATGCTGCGGCAATCGCTGCATTAGACGCCAGTAATGGTGATGTTGCCGCCGCTAAATTATTTTTAGCACGAAACCCTGGATGGACTGCGCCCCGACGTGGTGAAAATTTAAAAATGGCTCGTGTGGTACGCGAGCCCGCTGCTCCAGTAGTGAAGCCTTTTTTTGAAGCACAGCGGCATCTGCTGTGCGGACAACACGCACTAAATCATGTGCTACAGGAACCTAAATATGTATGGACCCCAGATGAGCCGCTTTATATTAATGGAGATGATCCTCTTTTGAAAAAAGTCAAAATTAATTTATGGAATTTTTGCGGCGACTATGAAGAGGCTGTAAAAGAGCGCGAAGTGGCACTACAGGCGCCTCTAGAGGCTGATTATGTTATCTCTATGTTGCGTGGAACAAAGTTGCCGCCTGTTCGCGATTCAAAGCGGGCGGATGGAAAACCCGATTACGGAAGCGATGCATCGTTCCAATCGGCTTTGGCGGGTTACAATAAATCGTTGGCTGAATTACAAAAGCGCTTCGGAAAAAAGACCGATGCGCAAATTCGGAAAAAAGTAAAGGATGACCTTTTAGCCAACTGGGAGTTGCCGCCTCAAGATATATGTGACTTCGACCTGGAGGACAGAGGTACAACAGGTATGATTCCTATGCTGGCGCTACCACAGCTACTGGCACTGCTACGATATGATTCGCGTATTCTAGACAGGAATACGGCGGCGGACTTGGTGCGGACGCGTGAGGGGCGTGAGCCTGATGACATGACACTGATGTCCGAATTTTTGCGATTGCTTGAACCAGAAGTTACCAAGCCGAATTGTCTTGGTGTCCTGTTCAATAAACGTGACCCTAGCCACTGGACCGCTATCGTTAAACACAACGGGCGCTGTGCCGCGGGCTCCTATTCGTACGTTGATTCAATGTATTGCAAAACTGTGGATCATTGTGCCACTATGGCTGAATTAAAAGCGTTGCCTGACATTGCTAGAAACAATTTTGAAGGGGCTGTATTTGTCTACAGACGACCCGACAGCTACCGGTCGCGGGCGGTTGAACTTGCGGGCGTGGCGGGCGGTACGCGACGCTTACGCCAAGGGCGGGTGCGCAGTACAAGACGTCATCGCTAAGATGGATTTGACTTTAGTATAATTTTCAATTATGTTAAAAATTATATGAAAGTCTACACTGAATTGCGCCTCTCTGGCGCAACCTCAATTATAACCGATTTTGGCTCACTTGGTGGACTCGGTGGCGGCGTGTAATCTTTAACAGATACAAACCTTACTGACCGATTTTTTAAAATAAGAACACATACACTGACACTTGTTACTAACTCACAACCCGTCGCAATTAGAAGGGGAATATCCTCCGATCTAGCTGCGTAAAAGAGCCATAGAGCAAGACTAACAACGTCTAATACAGTGCGACAAAGACTGAGTCCTGCCGTGGACTTTGTCTGAATTGTATGTACGAATTGTGAGCCGAATGCTATAATTGAGGTTGAAGTAGCAAGGTATCCAATTACACTAAGCTCCATTCATCCTACCTAGAGTTGCGGAATTTATTCCGGGCGCCGTCATTTAAAGTCGCGGCAGGGCTTTGTTGTAATGGAGTCTGGAAAGCGCAACCTCATCTATTTGGCATTATTTGTAAACCCTAACTACGTAAATTTACTTGAACTATTACTGAGGTCTATGAAATTGTACGGGTCTGTTGACTTGGATACGACAGATATACTTATATTGACCGATGAAACATTACATCCACAAATTGAACGGTTGGGGCTAGAGATGGGCTTTCCTCTCAAATTCTTCTTCCTCACAATTTCAACAAAATGGGAGGCATCCTGTGCACGCATCGAAATTTTCAAGTACGAGGATATTTCAGAATACGATAAGATACTATACATTGATACCGATATTATGATAAATCGCCCAATCGGCACAATTTTCGACCTTGATATTCGCTCAGACAAATTGTACGCAAAGGCGGAGGGGCAGCTCGGCAGCGTCTGGTGGGGAGGACAATTCTTTAATTTTCCTCATCGACGGACACTAAGTACGTGGGCAACATCGCCTATTAATGAACGGACTACAGCATTCTGTGCCGGTATCCTATTCTTTCGCAATTCGTCCGAAATGAAATTGTTGTTCGGAGCAATTGGGGACCACATCAACGACTACATTCATGTAAAAAAGAATCCGCCGCCACAATTCTGGGACCAACCGTTCATTGTCTACAATTCGTTTATCCACGATGCGTATGACAATTCAGCGCTGCACGACCATGTCGTTAATTGTGAGCATACAATTAAAGACAAATTTATTATCTACCATTTTCCAGTGGGACCTGGCAACTATGAAGCGAAGATGCTGGCGATGACAAAATTTGCTGAACAGCAGGCTACTTACCATACACAATATATAACGCAACACAAATAGCTGAGATTATCATAAATATACAATACCAGAAAAATCCGTTACAAGACGATAAGCGAAATGGTTGGGATGCTAGAAACTCATCAAGTGGTGATGGATGTTGTGGATTATTTAGACTCTCCTTGCGGCAAATTGGACAATCATAGGATGTCTTATCTTTCATCCACTGATTCCAGCAAAAAGGGTGTACTTTAAATTTGCATCCGCAATTTCTAAGTTGTACACTATCGACAAGAGGCTCAGCCAGTTCGTTTTCACTTTCAAGACAGATAAAACAGGGATGGTCATCTGGGTTCAATTCCGCTAGCGAATTTTTCGAGTCGGAATGCTTCATATTATGAATAAATTGCGCGACGTTCTTAAATAGCCACATTTCAATATAAAATTTGAAATGTGACTTTTATATTTAATAGGGGTAGTTATGTCCGGTCAGGAACTGGCTACCAATGCGACGCACATTCGCCGCATTGTTCAAGAGGGACTCTTCAAGGAGGAGCTTGAGCGCCAGCGGAGCCAGCGCGCGTGCGTCTCGTGGGGCTACTTTGTCGGTGGGCTGGGTGTGGTTCTCGCGGGACTAGGAGCGTCTGTTCTGATTGCGCAGGAGACGGGTCACGGTGCACTGGTCGATTCGTACAATCGTTACGAACTAATGAAGGATACGATGTGGTCGTACGGATTACTTGGGACGGGCGCACTTGACAAGCCCTTTCTTCCTGAAAATGTCGCCCGCGCCTGTATTCATACAAACGAGACTTCGTGGCACTCATCCTACTACTACGACCAGGAGATACCCGTTCTAGAGGGGCTGCTATCTGAGGTTGAGTATCTTCACTCAGAGGCAGAGCAGGGTTACACGCTCTCTAAGCGGCGCTTGGAAATCATTCCTGTATGTAAAGATTTGCGCGCTGAAGAGGCACAACTGATTGCTAGGCGTGACGGTGTGATCCGTTGCTCTGTGTCGCTCGGTCGAACGACGTGTCGCGACGCGGAGGCGCTTTACACTGGCGCTGTTGCGGCTCTAGAGACGACGCGCGGGCTGCTTAGCGGATGTAATAAGACTGAAGGGATTCTTACTATTCTTCATCAGCGCGGTCTGTTACCTCAATGGGATATCTTGCGTGGCAACTATAATCGGACGATAGAATTCCTTGAGCGCCACGTGCGGTCCGATATACCGTATAACAATTTGACGCTTGACTACATTGAGTCCACTCTTGAGACATTTGCTCTTATGTTAAAAACGAATATCAGTCATACTGTACTTATTGATGAGGCGGTTAGCTACTACAAAAACCATATTTGTTATTCATATCTAAGTATGATTAAAACTCTACTGTCGAGTCATATTAGCAGTTATCATTCATTGAAGGAGACGCATAGCCAGTTGAATCGGCGTCATTCGCGCGAAGAGCACTATGCGCGGGCTCGAACACGGCTTGCCGCTGAGTTAGCTCTCTGTGTAGAGCAGGACAGCAGTTCGCTGGTCTGCCGCGAACTTCAACGGAACTATGCCGCTGCGGAAGGCTGGATTGAGAAGATGGAGCGTTTTCAACTCTCCGTCCCCGCAAACTTCTTTGATATGGCGTTTGAGGCGCTGCTCACTCCTGAGCTAATTCCTGTGAGTTCTGTGCGTGACTTTCAGCGCTTCAAGAAGGTGGAGTATTTCAAGGCGCATCCCAGCACATCGTTCCTAGTCCTAACAGGCGTTCTTGGAATCGGTGCCTTTATTCTGATTAAACTTGTCTGCTTTGACTTTCTGTCCGTCTATCTCAATCTACTGATTCTGCCTGGAGAGTACATGAATATCCGTATGCGGTATTCGATTGAGGAGTTGAAGATGCGACAGTTGGCGCCGCCAGCGCCAGCAGCCCCACCTCTGCTGACCGCTGGGTCCAATTCGTAAAAAATTGAAATCAGAATCGGCTAACTAGATGAAGTGCCCTGAAGTGCACACTGAGTCAATAAACTCAGTTACCATGAACGCCTCTGCATTCGCAATGGACGCAATGATTCGCACCCATCTTGAGCGCGGTGAGCCGCTTCTGGACCTGCTGGTCGAGCGTGACAGCTGGCTTCGCGACAGCCAGCACATCAGCGCCGTGGACGTCTACAACTACCTCGTGAACAGCGGCGTCCTTGAAGACCTCACTCCGCTCGAGTCCTACGAGCGGGTTCTCACTGGACTTGACCTCATTCGTAGCGCTGAGGAGGGCGCTGACGCGTCGACCGACGCCGACTCAAGCGAGGAAGAGGAGGAAGAAGAGGAGGATGAGTTTGACTTCCAGGACCGCCTCGACTATGAGGAGTACCTGGAGTACATGCACCAGTACGACTAAACTTCAAAACAAAAACAAAATAAAAAGTTTTTCAATCATCCAGTAGCGCCTGTAGAGTCTCCCTATCCTCGGCGGGTATAATCGTGGACTCAAGTGCTTTTTTAGCCGCTGTGATAGCCAAGTCACGCCGACAACTATGGACGGTTTTCTTCACAAAACACTCGTTAATAATCCACCAATCGCGCTTAATCGTATGATAGTTACAGATGAGTGAATAATAGTCACCGTAGTACAGAGTGAAGAGTTCAGGTCTGCGTCCGTAGCAGTAGGTAAATATCTGCTCATCGGCATGTCCTAAGCCGCGGCTAATCATCTCATAAAAAACTGACATGGCGGTGCCGTAGAGTTTTGACATGTAAGGACGTTCAACCGAAAAGACTCCACCTGCTAAGCCGCAGAGACCACCGTTACAGACCCAGTCCATGTTTTTAAGATCTTCTTGGCTTCTATAATTGATGTAACAGCCGCCGATTTTTGGATGTGGATTGAGCAGCATCGCCTTTGAATCTGTTCGAATGGAATCACCGATGACATGCTGGATACCGAAATCTATCCAGAAGTAGTGCGTGGCGTTAAAATCATTGCGCTCATCGGCTATCTTTAATGCGATGAATTTGAAAGACGTCGTCAGAAAGTAAGAGGCTGTGTTGCGTCCACCGTCTTTATAGTAGGAGGAGCGGTCGCGATTATCCTTCACTGTTTGCCAATTAAGTCTATAATGGTCGTATTCAGCGATATTTTTTTCAATATAGACGGTGGGCTCCTTTGTCGCCTCTTCGCGAATATCTTGTATCATCGGTCGTGTATCAGCATCGCAAAAAATAACCATTGGGTACGGCAACTGAATAGTTCCTCTGCCGTTTTTAATATAGAATTCACGTGGTCGTGTCCCTGCGGTTGTATCTTTCAATTCACTCAAATTGAAGAATTCAGTAACAATTACTGATTTAACCATGCCTATTTATATAGAGAGAACACCTTTAAATGTCTAGAAAGGTAGACACGAAGGTCTGCGCAACATCAGTTGTGCACATGGTCCGCGAACTCTGCGCACCCGCTGCTCAATCAGTTCGTAGACTTCGCTTAAGACTCGTTTTTTAGTCATCGGTATATCAAACATTGAGACATAGAGACAGTACTCTTCATCGTTAAACATGGTTGTCGGACCCGACTGAAGACATTTAACGACGATTTGATTCCAGAGAGGACTATGAATGGGATTGTCTGGAATACCGTGGATGGAGGCGTGGTCCAGGACGTGGACGATTGTCTCCATAAGTTGCTGTAGTCTGTTTTCAGGGAACCAATCCAAAAAGCGCAATTCAATGCCGTGCACTCCGTGTTTGTTGAAATTGATGTCGCAACCTATCTTGTCTAGCTTATTGTAATTGCTTGTATTATTAAAGACTTTGTACCACCAGAAGTCATGTTTTGCGGCAGATAATTCGTTAATAGGTATTTGTAAGACCTTCCCAGTCAGCATAACGTCGGTGTCATATGTGCCAATTCCTATGTAGCGGCTTGCGGCGCAGCGCTGCGAAGCACGCGAAAATTTGGACGAAACCGTGGAGAACGGGTCGGGCGTACCGTATAAACTTATAATGAGAGGTTCTAGGTATTGAATGTACCGAATCGCGGCTTTGTGTTTAGATACGAATTGTGGCATGTTCACGGGCTGCGAATTAGAATCAAGTTGTGTCGGCATGGTAAAGTTCAGGTGATAGGTGGCGTTATTGAAGGTGGCTATGTTGTTCATATTTGTTAAAAACGTTACGAAGGGTTCATTGCGTGCGGGATACGTAAGTTTACCGTATTCTGTAAAGATAGACTTCTTTCTGAAGACGGCGTTTAATTCTTTAAGAAAGCGTTGTTTTTCGGTGATGAGTTCCTGTATGGTTTCACGCACAGTGGTTTTATAGAAATTTTGTGTCATAATTTCTACAGTATCTCCGTCAAATATGTAATTTATTTTATACCGGTCTTTGAAGAAGGTGGGATTCGTTTCACACAGGACTTCGTGAATAGTCTTACCTTTGAACGACTTGTTAGGCTTCGGATTCTTTTCATATGTGGTCGAATGATTTCCTGATACGTCGGTTTTCAGGAGCGTATGTGCGTTCATATAAATCGGCAGACTGTATGTGGATTGTATCGGTGGGAAAAGAGATTTAAGTAGCTGTTTGTATTCGGGGTTGTATCCAGTAAAATATTCAACGCTATATCGTTCGGCTTTGTGGTTCAAGTAGATAAATGCGGGTGTGCGTTGCTTTTTAACGGTGAATTGAAAATAGGTTTCGTTTTCAATGCCAATACCCCAGAAAAAATCGTTCGCCACATACGAACTCAGGTATCGTGTATGTTTGTACTGGTCAAACATCCCTGATGTAGCCCCGGTTTTTAAAATCTATACAGAGTAAGGATGAGCTCTAAAACGGCATCGAAACTCAATAGTATCAATCTGCGTCCGTACGGAATGCTCTGGGACATTGACCCCAAAAAATATACTGCGATTCCTGCGGACTTTTCGAAAAAGATTAACAAGGTGACTGCTGTCGATGACAAAACATATACTACACAACTGGGAAATAAATATATAAGAGGTAATCTAATCGGTAGCGGCTCATACGGTGCAGTCTACGAATGTGTGCGCGAAAAGGGCGGCGTTCCGATGGTTATGAAGGTTCTATCAGGTGGAACTACATATGCCCTTGTGAAAGAGTCTATTATTCAAATTATTATTGTTGAGGCTACAAAAGATATAGAGGCTCCTGCGCTAAAATTAAAGGGTCCGTTCGCACCTGTTCTCTATGAGTTGGGATTCAATGAATCGGCTCGCGAATATTACATATTTAGTGAGAAAATGAGACAAAATACGCACGCTCTGATTCAGAGCCGTAAGGACTATCCTGACTATATGAGAACGGACTTGGTCCAGGTTTTGTTACAAATTTCGTTCATCATGGAGACGCTCGGTAAACTACTTAAGTTCAATCACCGCGACTTCAAGACCGATAACTGTATGTATATACGGGATGCGACCGGTAACATGCAGATTCGGCTCATCGATTTCGGCTTTTCCTGTATTCACTTTGGCAATATGCAGATTGAGGGTGGCGGAGGCGGTCAGTGGCGTCATTGTGCGTTGCCGGCGCGTGATCTCACCCAGTACTTGTATGAAATTTACAAATACCATCCGTATGTGCCTGCCGATCTAAAAACGGTTATTGAAAAGCTGTTAACTTTCCCCAAAGGTGGCAAGCCCTGTTATATGTACAAGGGCTGTACAGGAATGAAGGAATGGAAAGATACATACCGGTATCTGAATGACGACCAGGTTGCAAATCCGAATGGAACGCCTGAAGTTGTTACGCGCGTATTAAAGGCGTATGCCGTGGGCGGCGATGTGATTGCTGCTCTTGCGTATAAACCTGGTAAAGCTGTCACTACTGCGCGTACGTATGCGAAGACGAGTGACTGCCCTGCCGATAAACCGGAGCGTAACCCTGTCACGCGTAAGTGTGTCAAAGCCTGCCCTCCTGGAAAGAGGCGCAATCCAGAGTTTTTCAAGCAACGGACTCGTGGTCCTGTGCGAACACGCCGCGTACGCCCGTGTATCTCGGATGTGGCTCCTGCGCCTAAAGCTGCGAAAGCTGCTGCGCCCTGTCCTCCTGCGAAGCCAGACCGTAATCCGAAGACAGGGCGATGTTTAACGGCGTGTAAGCCGGGTTATAAACGTGATGCGGCATTTGTATGCCGTAGCACGCGTAAAGCGGGACGTCCTAAGAAGGCGTAAATTACTCTAAATCAAAGAAAAATAGCTGAAACAACCGGCTATTTTCTTTTGTTGTACCGAAGTACTTGGAAGCAGCGTGAATCATGTGAGAATCAAACAGGATAAGGCGATTGTAGACATTGCCCACCACGTCCACCAGTTCAAACTCGGTCTCATCAAGGAAACCGTTCTTAAACACCATGTCGTGCTCAGCTGACGGAACTTTCATCTTCTTTGTATACTTTGAACGATAGAGACCTGTTCCTGTCTGTGGCGGAGCGTCAGGAGTCAGATAGAGAACTCCAGCGTATAGTTGGCTGTCGTGATGGTAGACCAGCTGGTCGCCGGCTATACAGTATTGAAAACATCCATTTGTTCCATATTTTTCCCAATTTATCACCTTACGACCAAGTAGTTGTTCAAAGCGCTCCTTGAGACCGGCAAACCGGTAACACTCATCGGTCCTTCGACCCTTGTGATATTCTGGGTGATTGTGAAAAGTGCGGCTCAGTGCGAACTTTCGCACCTCGTCAGGGTTCTCGTAAAAGTTGTCTACGACGAGAAAGCTGGGCACTACGCTTCTTATCTTATAGGGCACGTCAGACACCGCTGTCACTGGCGCTGGTGCTGGCGCTGCCGCTGGTGCTGGTGCTGGTGCCGCTGCCACTGGCGCTAGAGGCTGAATATCAAAATTAAATACGTTTATCCATACGTCGTTGACGTTCATCTGTAGATGCGATTGGACATTTTTAGGAACTGTAAATTTCCAACCACAGTTAATGATACCCTGACACTTATACGAGTTTCCTACATCAGCGCGCTCAACCCGTGTAACTTCATATACTTTACTATTAGCCAATGCGCGCAAGGGGCGCGTTGTCATCTCATTAAAATAAAACGACCAACCTACCAACGTGACGTTCTCCTCATTAGTACTTATATCATCTATATAACCACGTATGTCTGTGTGCAAGGTTGCGTGCATAGTATTAGATGTATAATTGATATTGTCTTAAAATCCTTTCTTTAAAAAATTGATGCGGCAATTTGCCGTTTGATTTCGGTAAAATGTTCGTAAATCCCAGTCTGTTCAATTGCCCTGCGGCTGAAATCAGGATCTGTGGCTCGCAGAACTTGACCTACGGCTCGCTGACAACAAAAGGAGTACAGCAGATGGCTGCTAGGATTAGTTCCTATATGCGCGATTCGGTCCACGGCTTTGATCTGGGCTGCGGTGACGGCGAACTCATCTACCATCTTGGTTTTGCGCTGCCTGACTCGAAATGGGAGGGGGTGGAAATCAGTGAGCATAGGGTCCAGCAGCAGCGACGCGATGTCTGTATTTGGCAGGGCAATATGCTTGAGGAGAATCTACGCCCTTACAATGTGCTTCATGCGGATAATCTGTGCTTGGAGGACGACGTGGCGGCGGCGCTAGAGGCGAAGATTGCTATTGAGTTTCAAGGGCTCTATATCACGTATCGGAGTCCTATGAGTACTGTCTTTCGTAAGTGTAGCGTTTGGCTAGAAACTGCTGTCATTGAGACGACGTGGACACAGCATCCGATTCACTTTTATATGGTTTACTAAAATTGAAACCACATGATTGGTTAAGAAGAGGTTGAAAATGAACATCTTCTTTCTACATACAAATCCCCGTCGTTGTGCCCGCTGGCACTGCGACAAACACGTTGTTAAAATGCTACTAGAAACCTGCCAACTACTCTATACGTGTCACTGGATGTGCGGGACGTCCGATTTTAGTGATGCGCCGCTAACAGCAGCTGGCGCTCACGGTTATCGCAAGTCTCATATGAATCATCCGTGTGCGAAGTGGTTGCGCACTTCGCTGACGAGCTACCGCTGGACTGCGGCTTTGGGTCTCGAGCTGTTGCGCGAATATGAGTTTCGGTACGAAGGGCGCGCTCACGCGTGCGGACCCCATATTAAGTGGTTGGCGGCGCATTATCCGGCGAACCTCGAAGACAAGGGCTGGATTGAGCCTTTTCTGGCGATGCCTGATGAATACAAGAGCGCTGATGCTGTGTCCTCATACAGGAGGTACTATAGCGGCGCTAAGCGTGAAAAAGGCATCTTAATCTATACGCGACGACATGTGCCGCATTGGCTGGTCGCGCCTTAGGCTTGGCTCGGCTCACGCCTTAGGACTGCTTACCGGCAAATTAGTTTGGCTGCGCTTTCTCTTAATCATTCGTGGGTCAAATACATCAAAAACAAGACATCGCACTGAACCGCCGGATTTTTCGAATTCGCTGGTGTCGAGTTCTACGACTGAACGCCCTGTAATTTTTTCTAATTTTGACTTTACGGTGGGGTCTGATAGAACGTGCGTATACAGTGTTTCACCTTCTATTACAGCGTTAAGGCAGAAGCTGTCGTCGGTTTCTAATACGTGGACATTGCGCTCCCCCAACTCGGTTCGTAGGCGGGCGATATCGGCTCCACTGAAGGCTGCTTTTTGTACAATACATTCAGTAGGTCCATATTCGAGTATCGCCATATCTAAGTGGTAGAAGAACGGTGTCTGTATTTGAAAGGAGACGACGCGAGGCGGCTCTACGCCGTACATGTCATAGATGTCCTTTAACAGAGAGCGTAGGATGCGCACTGAGTCTTTTGATGCTCTATGTCCGTAGCCAACAATAAGCAGTTCGCCGCCGTCGAACCATTTTGCCTCAGACTGCCCTTCAAATGGGGCTTTCACTGAGCCAGGAAATTGTACATATTTAATGTGTCTCTCTTTGAATATGTCCTCAATGTATGGTACTTCGTTACGTCTCTGTCCATACTTCATCCACGAAAGAATCACGACAGGCTCTGGCAGCCGCGGCAGACTCAAGCCCATATTTGCTGTAAATACGATGTCGGGGAGGTCTGCCTTTTTATGTAAACCGTACGTTACACATAAGGTGAGCGCTTTTGTTATCTCATTGTGCTGGCTGTAAGCCTCTTTAGTGTTGATTGATTGTACTTTCTGTAGATACGGATTCTGATTTTTTTGCGGTGGATTTATTGTAAACGTGTCAGGTCGAATGGTGATGTGATACATGTAGAGATATCCGTTGTATCTGTTTAAACTTGGTGTTTTTTATTCATAGTTATTACCCATAACTGCGCCGTACCATTTTACACCACCGTCATATGTTACTAATTTGTAGAAATCTCTCTGGTCCTGCGTCACTGAAATTGGTGGAACTGGACCCCAGCTGCCCCACGATAGATTGTCCGGCCAGGTTACTGTGTTGAGAGCTGTGCTCTGGACAAGCCAGAGACTGGTTGTGTAGGAGAGAGGTTGGGTGGGTATATTTGAAAATGTTAGATCTGATATATCTGACGCCAGATAGAGGACAAAATTATTAGCTACGTTACAACTTATATTTACCACTGGATCGGAAACATGTAGTTCAATTGTGTTTTCCGTCCACGACTGTAACTGTGGCGAAACCAAGAAGTTGCCGTCGAATGTGAGGTACTGACTTCCCGCAAATGAGCCGTTAAAATTGTATTGAACCTGATATGTCGAACCGCCAGGTAGTGTCATAATACCTGTTGGTCCCGTCGAACCAGTGTTACTCGCTTCACCAGGCACACCCTGTGGTCCAATTTCACCCTGTGGTCCGGTATCGCCAATAGGTCCCGTTGGACCTGTCGGACCTGTAGAGGCTGTCGGTCCTGTTGTTCCGGTTCTGCCCGTGGCGCCCGTGTTTACTGCTGTCCCTGGTAGACCTTGTACTCCAGTGGGACCCGTTGCACCGGTTCTGCCTTGAGGACCTGTTGCACCCGTATTCACTGCTGTACCTGGAATACCACGTGCGCCTGTTGCGCCTGTGTGACCTGTTGTACCCGTAGAACCGGTGGCACCCGCGCCTGTCGGACCCGTATCTCCTGTCCAACCTGTTAACCCTTGAGGACCTAATATATAGTCATTTTGGGCAACCTGTATTCTGGATGATATATTTGCACTGCCGACATCATGACCGGCTGTCACATTAAAACTTTGTCCGCCTAGTAAAACAAATGTATATGTCCACGTATAGTCGTCTATTGTTGGACCTTTACTAGTCCATATAGTTGCAGAGGTTGTTGTGTTATTTAAATACAGATACCAGTTGCCGGAATCCATACTGACCTGTATGGTGATTGTTAAGGTGAGTATAGCTGCTCCTGTATTTGTAAATATACCCGTAGATGAATCATATGATATATTTATTTGTCCATGTGTAACCGACGTGTCAAGAGTATTTGGTTTGAGTACTACTCCTGTTATATCTGTTGGACCCGTCTGTACAAAACGATAATAGGCTAATACTGGCAGCGATCCGGCGATTCCTGCCGGTCCTGTACAACCGGTATAACCTGTTGTGCCCGTAGGTCCGGTCGTACCTGTAGGTCCGGTTTCACCTGTTGTACCTGTGTAACCTGTCGTACCTGTTGTTCCAGTGTGACCTGTACCCTCTGGTCCAGTAGGTCCAGTCAAACCCGTGTCGCCTGTGTCGCCTGTATGACCAGTAGGTCCGGTGTCACCGGTGTCACCTGTTGGTCCAGTATCGCCCGTATCACCAGTTGGTCCTGTATCACCGGTGTCACCTGTAGGACCCGTATCACCAGTATCGCCGGTTGGTCCAGTTTGCCCCGTATCACCAGTTTCACCGGTGGCGCCTGTATTTGTGGCTACTCCTGGAACGCCCTGTGGACCTGTTTCGCCGGTTGGACCGGTTTGACCTGTGTCTCCGCTGGCGCCTGTGTTTGTTGCTGAACCTGGAAGACCCTGTGGACCTGTTTCGCCCGTCGGACCTGTTTCACCGGTCCAACCGGTTTGTCCTGTATCACCTGTTGCGCCTGTATTTGTAGCAGAGCCATCGGGTCCGGTGGGACCGTAGAGTCCCCCGTACGGGAGGTCTCTGTAAACGCGTGTACCATCTCCTATTTTGAATAAAAATGTGCTCTTTTCCAACGCAAGCTCTCCATCCGCTAATACTTGATTAGAGGCTTGCCAATTATCAGGAGTGTCTCGTCTAAATTGGAGTTGTAGAAAGGGCATTCACTCTGTAAGCGTCCGCTATAATTCTATTAATCATTCGGGGCTATTCTTAAGTAAATATTACTCCGCCGAGCCGCAATCAAAAGCGGGTCCAAATTGGTAATTTATAAAGGCATTGCCACCATCAAAGTTAATGGCATAGATAATCACTGCACCAGTAGGTCCTGTTGTACCAGTCCAACCCGTCTCACCGGTGGGTCCAGTTGGTCCTGTATCACCTGTTTCACCTGTTGGACCTGTCTCACCTGTTGGACCTGTCTCACCTGTGGGTCCAGTTTCACCTATGGGACCGGTTTCGCCTGTTGGACCTGTTTCACCGGTTGGACCTGTCTCACCCGTGGGTCCCATATCACCCGTTGGTCCCGTATCACCCGTTGGACCCATATCGCCCGTTGGACCGGTATCGGCGGTTGGACCTGCGGGTCCCGTTTCACCCGTCGGTCCAGTTTCACCAATGGGACCGGTACAACCCGTAAAACCGGTGCCTGGTGGTCCCGTTTCACCCGTCGGTCCAGTTTCGCCAATTGGACCGGTACAGCCCGTAAAACCTGTGCCTGGTGGTCCCGTTTCACCCGTCGGACCTGTTTCACCGGTTGGACCCGTTTCACCTGTTGATCCTGTTATACCCGTGTAACCGGTTGCTCCCGTGTTTGTTGCTACACCTGGCATACCTTGCGGACCTGTGGATCCTGTTGTGCCTGTAGCACCTGTAGCACCTGTTGCGCCAGTATTCGTAGCGAAACCAGAATCTCCCTGTGCGCCTGTACAGCCGGTGGGTCCAGTGTCACCGGTCTCTCCAGTGGCGCCCGTATTTGTGGCTGAACCAGGGAGCCCCTGTGAGCCTGTATAGCCCGTGGGTCCTGTTTCACCTATGGCGCCAGTCGCACCTGTGTTTGTTGCTGAGCCTGGAATACCCTGTGGTCCGGTTGCACCCGTCCTGCCCGTAGCACCTGTTCTACCCGTAGGTCCTGTAGAGCCTGTGAAACCCGTACCCAGTCTCGATGTCACACCGTTAACGGTTATGGATAGTCCTCCACCATCTGATTGTAGCGTTATTGTGCTCCCGTTACTACTGGAGAGGAAGATGGCATTTGTTTCAACATACGGATCGATGAGGATGCGGTTTCCATTCATTCCTATGGCACCAGTTGGACCCGTACCCGTGCCTATATATAGAGTTTTCCAAGGGAGCATGGATGAGCCCAAATTGTAGGTTCCAGGCTCATACGGCTGGAGATTCGCTTGACTTTGAATGGTCGAGCTATTGGGTATGATTAACGCATTTGAGTAATAGACGGTTGATGGGTCGTTTATATTTGACACTAGCACAGAGCCTGTTCCACCCGATGTAATCGTAATTGAGTTACCTGAACCAGCGCTAAACGTAGCAGCACTCAAAAAACTAATCGGGTCTGTTACTACAATTGGAACTTTATCGTATTTGCTAATTATATTGGTCTTTATCTGCTTATTTTTAAAATTAACCATTTTCGCGATGTTATTCACTTGCTCCTGAACTGCCGGTAAACCACCTACGCCCGACGCAGAGGTCACCACGTTCTGTAATTCAACAATGTTGACAATGTTCGGATTGCTCATGAGTACTCTACCCTCCCTATCCTTGTTCTTGATTTAAGCACCTGACACGGGGAATAAAGACAGCGGAAGGAAAAAAAAGCACAGAGACCAAGGAGAACATGGCTTCTCGCGATCTTCAAAAATTCTATAGACCGTACCTTTCGGACGACGAAGATGATAGTGAGGATGATATTAGCAGTGGTGAGGAATCATCAGACACAGACGACTCCGTATCTGATAGAGGTGGTCCAGCACCCATTTCCGGAATACGAAAAGGTGATCCGCCGCCACCGCCTATAAAGAATACAGTCAGTGCCCCTATTGAACTCCGCCAGCCCAAAACCGCCTTCAAAAGTTCTACAAATACCACGACTATTATGATTAATAGTAGAGACCGCGATACAAATGTGTTTGGACAACCAACTTTTTTTACAATCCGTTTACCTCGCACGTATCGCAATGTTACTAGTATAAATGTTACTCAAATCAAGCTGTTGAGTTCGTTTTACTATTTCTCAAACAGCAAAAATAACACATCGATGCAGGTTGCCGAATACGGGCGTACGAACACGATAAACGGTGTAACTGTTTCTAACACTAAGGATGTGTTTATTCGTGAAGGAACCTATAATGCGGATACACTGGTTACGGAGCTGAACAACCAGTTAAATAGGACACCTATCTACAACAGGATATCTATTTCTGATTTTATCTCTGGATTTATCACAACCGGTAATTACGGACTTCTCTTTAATGACCCTGGTGATACAACTTTTAATCCTTTGACTGGTGTGTTCGAGACACTAACAACAAAGAATGAAATTGTCGCACGGTATTTTAACACAGGAGTAAGTGTCGGTATCCAATACTACACAACTAGCCAATGTAATGTTGCCTATTATTATCCTATTCTGCGCGACTATACAATCAGCCAAGTTAAAACAACTACTGATGCCGTCGTAAATCCATATTTAAATATATGTACAACATACGACGAGACTCCAGATAAAACATATCCTGGGTTGAATTATTTTCTTGATAGCAGTGGAAACAACCAGTATTTGGTAGGTATTGATTATTATGACCGTATTGTCTACAGTTTTACGGGTCTAGACGACCCGTACATTTTACAGGTGGTTTCAGATTCCAGTAATCAGGCTCTCCTCGAACAGTATAAAGCAGATAATACGTGGGACAGTTTCCTGGTAAATCAGTACGTATGTAATTATGATTCAACAACAGGTAGATTGACTATCTATTCACAGTATCTAAATACGTCGCTGGTGACAACGCTCAATGCGCAATACCAGAAAATTTTCACAACACAACTAATTGCCAATGGTATTCAACCAGCAGAGGTTTCTGGGCTACAAACTACGTCTGAAAACCTAAACGGCGTCATTGCCGATATGTACAATTATATTCAACTTAATTTTACCAATTTCTTTGGTATTCCTTACGGCAATTATGCGGCGGCGTTCTATAAAACACTCAGTAATGAACTGTATTTGTATGACGCAAGCGGGCGCTACGGATGGACTCTTACGTATACTGGTGCACCTCAGCTTATCGACAACACTATAACCTATCCTAATGCTCCTGCGTTCTGGAATAATTTAAAATACACTTCCACTTCTGGTGAATTTATTGATGATGACTTATACTATCCTGCGACGGTCGCACCTACTAGAAAAACTGAATCTATCGTGTTCGCACTCCCTGCGAATCCTGTGCCGGCTCCTGTGGATGGTGGAGGCTATACTTTTACGGTACAAACAGGGTTGGCGTTCAGGGCTGGTAACAAGGTTCGCGTACGTTCACAGGCGAATTCGGCGAACACATTTGATGCAATTGTTGTTTCGTACACGAGTTTGTCAGGAGTGCTGGTTCTAGGCACTATTTCCAATATTAACGGAGCTTTCTATGATAACGTGGCGTATACAATTTTTACAAGCGACCTTACGCAAAGCATTTCAGCTGTAACATTAACTCCAAGCCCAGCAGGAAGCACTGGATCGTTATATGTAGACGCTAGTTTATCATTGAAAGCAGGAAATACCCTTCTTATCAAGAATGGTGTAAACGAATTCACCTGCAAGGTGAACGCATACAATAGTGGGACAGGACTTTTGAGTTTTAACAGTACTGCGAACATAACAGGAACGTTTACAGGCGCTGCTATCTACACCGTATACGCAAACGATATAGGCACAACGGCTGCTCTTGTCATATCACAGCCCATAGTGATAAACCCGTCGGCTATTGTGTTAAGCCCTGCCTTAGCTACGGCAATTTCTCTTTCAATAAGACCTGGTCTTTCTCTAAAAGTGAATAACAAGGTTAATGTTGCTAGTGCGGGGGGTAATTTTAATGGAACTGTTACATCATATGATTCTACCTCTGGTACCATAGTGCTTAATACTACTAGTTTATTAGGGGGGTTTTCTTCATTGGCTATCTATATTTTATCAGGTACTGATACTGGAACGTCTTCATCGGTTACAATTACTCCTACATTGGGTGGGTCGGTTACACTTACCGTAGGACCTGGTCTCAATTTTCAAGCAGGAAATTATTTGCTAATTGCGAACGGTCTAAATACATTCAACGGATTCGTCTCTTCATACACTCCTGGTACAGGAGTATTGATTATTTATGGAATATCAAATATAACAGGTACTTTTGGTAGCGCAGCGGTATACACCGTGACGAGTGCCGACCTCTCTGTTGTAAATTGGTTTGACTATAGTGTGGATGATAATATATATATTAAATCTGCTGTGTTAGATATCGCTGGTATTAATCCTAAAGGACAATTAATGGGTAAGATTACTGCATATAATAGTTTAACGGGTCAACTTTCACTTGGTTCAATAAGGAATATTCGTGGTGAGTTTAATACGTCTACTACATATTATGTGGACCAGTATATTCGTTACACCTATACTTATCCTGTACAGACAGACGCCTCTGGATACATATTGCTCAATGGTTCGAATGAAACGACATACGGTTTTCAAGATATCAGTTTCAATGTTCTACCAACCGCCTATGCTAAACTAAAATTTAAGTCGCCCTACCGACAAACCGTATTTATTGAAACGATTCCACCTTTTGTTGCGGAAATTCCTCAGTTACCGAAACTAATTGAAACATACTATCTTGATTTGAGCAACACTCCTCTGCTTTTCGATTCATTTGGAGATTGTTTGTTAGACGCAGTAGCCCCTGACTTTTATATGTACGATGTATCTCAAAATTTGCTTGACGGTCCTGAATATATGCGTTATCCGTCTGGGACTGGTACTGGACAGATATTTATGAATTTTGTTCGTCAACAGAAACCAGAATTTGCGCCCAATCAAATTCCTGCCGATGGCTCACTTCAAATCTTCTTTTTCCGCCCCCATATATTTTTCGAAATAAAACATAATCGTTACCCAATTCCATCTGTAAAGACAAAATTCCTTTCTGATATATACATTGAACGTGAAGACGGACTACCGTTCGGTACAGAACTAGAAGCATATTGGTATCGTGATAGAGCTGCCTTTATGGCTGATGTTCAATACACACTTACTGGTAAGGACACTGACCCCTTTCACTGGTTTATTAAACAGACGATTACGGCGGATACAATAAGTTCAGTAATTACAACTGAATTCATATCGGATGAAACATCGTACTTGATGGTTAAATCTACCGGCGGTGAGTTCACAGCAATCAGTTTACGTGTATTTGTTCTTCGCCACGACCCGTACGGTATTTACACGTATCCTCTGCCATTTGATTACAAACGTATGCCTAGAGGAAGCTCAGCTGACCCGAATTACTTTGCTAATAAATCGACCCCTGCGAATAATTTCCCTACTCCGTATCCAACACTTTTCAATTCAAAGGGCTTCCGTAATTCATATGACCTCAGCGGTGTAAGCAACAACCTGCTTGATTATTCTGTATTAACTAATGATTTAGCCAATTACGACCCGTATTCGTTCATAAACAATACAACAGGTCAACAGACTCCACTGCGCTTTGTTTTTCAGTATACAACTAGCGCCATCGGACCTCCGCGTAACGCGAGTAATTGGAGCCAATTCTTTTTTAGCGGTTCTGGTAATATAATATTTGATTCATCTGGAAATACTCAATACTATAATCCGACCAAAGCCGCCCTTGAAATATCAAACAAAGTTCTACCATTTACAGGTATCAGCAATGAGTACGTGTTTACAAACTGGTTTCGCGCCGGTGTCAGCACAAATCTGTATAGCGCATCGGTTGATGTACCACCTGAGCTGACAATTGCGACAATTCCTGATGCAAGTGGAAGTCCTTGGTCGGTACTCTCACCTATTAATTATAATAGCAGTTATCCAAATTACCAATTATATAATCAATCTCCCTTTGTTGTATGTAGAAATGTAGGATTTGCTTTGAATACAGATATATCGTATAACAATATCAATAGTCCTGTGTACACGTTTGGTATCGAGGCGCCGCCTTTTCCGCCGTCGGCAAATCTATGCTTTTTAACAGGCGATGTCGTATTGGTCAAAAATGGAAGCGTCGGTCAATTTAATGGCGTGGTGACATTATTGACCAGCGGTGGAACATTATCGGTTGGTTCTATACGTGACATATCCGGTAGTTTTCCTGCCAATTCAAATTATACTATTAGTCGTGTGGGTCTTCCTGCTCTCTCTAAAGTTGCAGTTAATACAACGTTGTTAAATTACTCCGTCTATACATTTACTATTCCAACAGTCGCGCCCTTTACTATCGGTGATGCTGTCTTGATTAAAAATGGTTTAGTGGGTCAATTCAATGGTGTTGTGTCGCAAACAACGACTGGCGGAACTGTAACTGTAGGAACATTTAGTGGTTTTTCAGGAAGCTTTCCACCTAATGTATCCTATACAATTAAGCTCTTACCAAGTGGATCTGAAGTGCCCACCGGCAACGCAACTCTAACAGCCCCTCAAAATAGTTCGCCAAGTAGTGGACAGATTTATCTTGGACCAGACGCAGTTGGCGGAGGTGATAATTTTACCAGCATAATGGCGATTCCCTTTTTACCCACTATGGGTAAATATGTACTGCCGACGCGTGTGGTAATAAAATTCGCATACATACAACCTGTTCTATATCCTCTGGTTACTGGCGAACGAGTACGCAACAAACGTACAGACGGACTCTTTCTTACTGGTGCAAGAACATATAACTATAACTCATACTCTACACCAGCAGCATATACAGGACTATCAGAACTTAACTACTGGGATGACCATTACCTGTACAATCGTCGCAACGTAGTACTGGGTATTTTTAGGACCCGTGACATAATAGGTTCTAATCTATCTACAATTAGTATAACAAATGCTCTCTGTACCATGAGTCTCAAAAAGGTCAGTCAGGTGGGTCAATATTCCTCAAGTACAGATATCGCCGTGAAATACACAAAAACTCGCTCACCTGAGTGGGGAACCTACTATACTTACGAGCGGAATGAGAGCCCAAGCAGTATCTGGTACCCGTATAGAGAGGATATTTCTGGATCGTTTACTAGTGGCACCCTTCAAACAAAATGGACGGCGGTGACGAAGAGTGCTGATGGGGGTGGTAATATTTTTATGACGAACTATTCTACTGGAAGGGATCTAAGTGCCTATTATGCGGACGTGTCCAACAATAGTCTCTGTTTTATTCCGTTCTATCCTGTTCTGACGGCTGCCGAGACTACTGCTGCTGCGACCAACACAGGTATTCCGTTTTCTAAACCCCTTACGGACGCCACGGCGTGGTCTGTTGGGCGATTTGAAGGGTTATCGTATACTTCAAAACCTTTCATTCCAATCACTCGTGCATCCGTGCTCAGTGAAAATGCCAATGTAATAAATCCTAGTACATCTGTCTGTGTATATGATATTGCTGATGTCAGTGGTGGGGGTATCTCTGTCGGTGAAAACTCGACTTATATGGGCTCTTGTGGACCCTTATGTCTTGGTACTGTATCAAACGGACTTGCTCCAGTGACTGTAAAATCGCCTAATTACAGGAGGTCTGGGTTTACACCCACTTATTTCAATATACGTTTGAACATTCGAATGCCTGATACCTTCTATAATCCAATTTCAGACTTGTCGAAATTTGGTACAGCTGCAGATGTGTCTAACTGTACTGTTGATACCCAAATGTTCTTTTATGATTTAACAAGTCGACCCAACTCCGACTTTGATGATATCAGTGGTTCTTGGGGTGCCGAGGTAGCGACAAAATTCACGAAATATAACGATGACGGTGGTTTCAATCTCCTTTCCTACTTGCCTTCGGTGTACTTAGACAAAGACGGTCAATATGATGTCAATGTACGTGGCTATGTACCAACCGTTAAATTTTTATCTGGTTTGCGTATTATGGGTAAAAATTGGACTGAATTCGGTCAAGTAAGTTTACAAGGTATAATCGATGAAATTGCTGATATTTCAAATGCCGGTATAACAGTGCTGCCTGATGGAAGACTGACAAACGATAATGTGCGAATCGCCAAACGTTACACTAGCAGTTATGCGCGAGCACTTATTAATTTTAACGCTAAGTTTACGGGTCCGTTTACAATGGGGCGCGCATATACTAACGCAAGTTATGCTGGTGAAACATTTACATCAACAGGTTTCGCCGATTTTATTAACAAGTTCATAAACTATAACATAGAGATTGAACAATCATCAACCGGTATCAGCACTGCACAGAACGCGGCTTCCACAGCGGTGCGCGAGTTCATTTCAGAGCAGTATAGTGGAATTCTTCCAGATTACGTGCTTCAGAGAAATCGATATACCGATTCCCTAACATTCTCATTACAGTTTTTGTCACACCTCAAAGCGGACGAGTTTCGACGTAACTATCTACTGGCGTTTGACCAATGGGGTCTCGGGTGGAATTTGGGGTTTGATAAAGTAGACACGCCGTACAGAACACGTCACGTTACCACGACTTTTATTCGTATCGTTGACGACTATATCTATTTGAAGTTGAATGACGAACTCAATATAAACAATGTAGATATCAGCGAAAAGGAAAATCTTTCTCAGAGCCGTGAAACGTTTGGTTCTAGCAGACGCTACTATGGAAAGCTCCTCCTCAATACATTTGGTAACTTCGCTCAGACATTTGTTCAGCCGGCAAAATCGCTCCCCTTTCCCATTCCTAAGGTGGATAAGTTGACATTACAGTTAGTCGACGCATACAACAATAAGATTAACAATGATGATTGTGAATACAGTGTGGTGTTTGAAGTGGTAGAACAAGTGGATTCTATCGATACTGCTGGAACACTGACAAAGGGGACATAATCATCGGTTTTTTAAATTCTGAATGAACAGAGGATGTTCCAGTCTGCTTCATTACTACCCGTCTACGATACACGTAGCGCCGTGGATGCGGGACTTGTTGTAAATGCGCCCACTATGAATAAGACTGATGTAAACGGTTATACGCAGGACCGCACCTTTGCGACCATGTTCCCTCCGGTCTGTCTGAAGAACCATTGGGATGCCGAGGCGCTATCAAAACATGTTTTACCTGGTGATTTACGTACTCCGCTCCCGGTTGACCCCAGACCTTTGTTCAGAAATTGTACTACTTATGTCACCTCTGCACCCGCCAATGTTGTAAGCGCTGGTGCTGAGAAACGCGCGGACTTAGGTCTATCTGTTCAGCCCGGTGGTAGCGCCGGTAAGGGGGTGCCGTACGAAGTCTATGTTCGCAACGTAAACGCCGAAAGCGACCTTTTTTTGAATCATCCCCAGGACAAATGTGACGATAACAAGTTTATTCCTGAAGCCGACTCCGACTTGTATACCAACCGGCATGCGCCCCCGCCTGGAGGGTCCGGCACCTTTACAGAGCTGTCACGACCCATTGCGACGATTGTTCCCAATGGTCCCTATGCGTGCCGCGCCGCTGAAGACGAGCGGTCGTGGGATAGGTCGTCACGGCTCTTTAACAATCCTACACGTGAGGACCGTGTTCCCGGTGCTGCAGCACGTAGTTCAGAGGCACTTTTGTCGAAGCATAGTCCACGAACTGGGCGGGTGGCTCAGGCGCCGCGGGTCTGGCCAACTAATTCAATCGTCTTCTATGTCGGAGCCGGCAATGGCGGTGGCTCCCTGATGAACTTGGCTCAGGCGTTGCGCGCACGTGACTGGGAAATCACAATCTATTCGCCATCCAAGACGCGTGTTGTGGAGGGTATCGGTTACCAGCACGTGGGCGAATTTGTACCCAACGACGTGTATTCATGCCTTGTGCTGTGGGGCTCGGAGGCAAAGGCGCTTCTGGCGAATTTCCAATACAAGCCGAATGCGAAGGCGCTTGTACTGAACCTGGAGGAGGATGCCGATGTGGAGGAGGTGTGCGACCGTACTGTAAAGGACTTGGTGGATAAAATCGTGGTGCGTTCGGCGTTTCACAGAAGTCTATACGGATGCTACACGTGGTCCAAATTTGAACTCATTCCCGATGGACTGCCTGTAACGCTCTTTACGGATATCGAAAATCGTAACTTGTCGCGTGAAAAGTTCCGCGTTTTAGTGACTGAATACACAATGCCGCTCATCGCGTTCGTCCAGCAGGCGTGGTCGCGCATCAAGACCACCTACCCTGGTGCTGAGCTACACGTGTGGTCTACGGCGGGTGACCTGAAAAATAAGGTGCATCCGATGTTGGCGGGTGCTGCACGGGGGCTCGGTGTTGTTCTACACGGTGAGGGCGACCTCAACGAGATGGTTCGTGAGCGCTTCCGCAGCAACGTACACGTCTACTTTACGGAGGAGGACCTGGTGGCGTGCGATTCTGTCCGGATGTCGGCGCTGGCGGGCTGTATTCCTATCATGCCGAATCGCGGCGTTCTCACTGAACTCAAGGGTATCAACGTGGAGGGCGACCTCAGCAAAGAGAAGACGATGGTGGACTATGCGATGGCGATCTCGGCGCTGTTCAAGGACCCGGTGGGTGCGAATGAGGTGCGCCGACGCAACCAGTTGGATGAGAGTCTCAAGGGCTGGAACGGCACGGCTGACCGGTGGCTCACAGTCTTGAAGGGACTCTCGGGTTCCTCCAAACCGTATTCTGTGGGCGCGTACAACAGCCTTTTTAATTAATGTTTTTTACTAATATGAGCGGTAAACAATACTATCGTTTATCGCCTGTACTATGGGACGCGGTACCAGGTCAACACAGTGCTACTGTGTACGGTATCGACCGTATGCCCGATGGACCGCTGGCTAAATACGTAACCTGCTGTCCGCGCTGTAAGGAGGACCCCGCCTACTACTGGGCTGGGAACGTATTTATGCGACTTGTTATGCCGCCTGGTCTTACAAGCGTGTGTCTCGGACCGCAGGACATCTATAATGCGGTAGTGTATTCGCAGATACCTGTGTTTTTATCGTGGGCACAGGGGCAGGGTTACACGTTGCCCGACAATTTTCAGTTCAATAAGATATCACCGTACGACGACATTACACTTATCTATGAGCCGTAGTGCGGTTGAAACCCCGGAAAAATAAGTGTTTTATTTATATAATGTCAAGATTGGTTCGTATTGGGAAACATATGGTTGAGCTTTCAGGGTTACATGGTATTTGGGTGGGACCCGACCATTTGTGTCGCTCACGCATGACACTATACTATCCGAATGGACCTACAATGGTGATTACATATGAGCTTGATGAACATGTGAAATGTGCTAATGACGCGGAAATTCTAGAGAAGGCGAAGGAAGAGTATAAAAAGACGTTGGGTTTAAAATGAGCGGGCATTTTAAACAAGGACCTTCAATAAAGTATATAATTTATACGGATGTCTTTGGTGCACCTGTAACTATAACACTGTCATTACTATCAGTATTAACTGGATTTGTTCTAAGCACTAGAGTACCAGGCGGCGGTTCGATGTTATACCTAGGTGCTTGGTTACGGAATGTGCCAGGATTTGATGGTCTCTTAAAACAGTAGAGAAAGATACATCCAAGAGGAGGAAAGAAGAAGCAACAGGTGAACCACATACAACGAAGGCATGGATCGTAAATCCAGGCGGCACGACGACGAAATGGAGGGCAGACGAACCAAAGGAAGTTAAAGATGTAAATAGAGAACATGATAATCATAGGAATGATGACCGCAGCTTTGAATTCGTTGCTAAGCTCTGCAAAGATTGAGTCGATAGTCTCCTTATCGGCGATACCGCCATTTATACAGTCTGTATTAGAGAAGTAGTAACCACGTCGTCCTGGAACTACACCAATTGAATTCAGGTGGTCGCGATTGAAACAAAGGTCATAATATGGTCCGTAGCCGCTTTTGAACCAGACGCAGCCATTGCTACTCTTATCCTTTACACAGGATGTACAGGAGGAGTGTGATGTGGGGCATAAATCAGACATTTTATTGATATAATTATCATAAATTTATAGGTTTCAATTTTAGGTCGTAGAGTGCTAGTTTTAAAATGAGCGCTGCGCGCACCGGTATAAAATTGAAACGTAAGTTATACTTTATAATGTTATATAAAATGGCAACACCGAAGAGACTCTTTAGAATAAGTAAAGATGAGTTACAACTGCTGGCTGAAACGTATAAGATAAGTGATATGGAAACAGGTAATTCAACGTCTACATTTATATGGCAGTACTGGAAAAAGACGTTCAAAACTGGTACATTTGAAATTACACGAACTGGATTACTACGTGAGGCTACATGGGCTAGAAAGAATGGATTTACCGAATGGAGTGAGTTAGTTTCTAACTGGGCGGAACTAGCTGTGCCTGTTTGAAATGTCCATTGGTCTAAAAGTACACTTGGTCTAAATTAGAGCAAATGTTCTCTTGGCTTTTCCGGCGGCGGGTCAGGGACCTCTCAATGAAAGAGCTACGACTTTTACATCAACACAGATTAACGCGAATGAGCGCGCTTATTCTTTGCGGCTTTCCGAGTCGGTGAGTGGCTGCGTGCGCGATGCTTCTTCTGCGTCTTACCTTTCAAGGCGCCCTTGAGCGGCTTGGCGCGAACTGTGCGGCGCGCAAGTCGGCGGCTCTCAGCCGCGGCTTTTTCAACCCGGGTTAACTCGCGCGCTCTGCCCTGGCTGAAAAAGTGCCTGCGTTCATTCTGCGACGGCTCTCCTGTGCGGTCGCTCGGAAAATGAACGCCGCGTGGTGGTGGTAGGACGGGCTCACGGCGGCGGGGGACCCACTTTCCTGTTGATGCCATTTATAATGGAATTTTATTTCTTTCTAATAGGAATGTCGGCTCAACCTCCGAAGGACGAAAAGGTCGATTCTGAATCAACGGAACCCAAAGTGAAGCGCTTCAACAACGGGTGGACTAAAGAGCTTGAAAGCCTCATTGCCGATTGGTCCGATAGGGCGCAGTGTTACAGATGGATGCACGATAAAACGAGCCGTGCGTTTGGCTCTTATAACCAGTATATGATGATTCCGGTTATTATACTGTCAACGCTGACGGGAACGGCGAACTTCGGTATGGACAGCTTCTTTACAGATCCTGGGACCAAGAAAATAGCCACTCTGGGTGTTGGCGGTGTGAGCATCTTAACAGGTATTATATCGACGCTGGCGAACTTTTTGCGCTACGCCCAGGGCTCTGAGGCGCACGCGGGGGCGGCGATCTCGTGGGCGAAATTTTCACGTCTCATCAGCATTGAATTAGCGCTTCACCCTAATGAGCGTATGGAGGCGTTTGCCTTTCTCAAGATGTTCCGTATTGAGTTGGACCGCTTGATTGAGCAGTCGCCGCCCATCCCTGAGGAGACGGTACGCAAATTCAAGATTGAATTCCGCGCCTTTACGGATATCAAGCGTCCCGATATCACTGGCTACATCGAACACACGACGGCGTACAACAATAACAATGAGCGTTTGAAGCAGCTCGCGGTTGAGGCGACGCTGGCGCTGATGCACAAGAAGAAGATGTTGAAAGAACTCGTTCTCAACGACCTGGATTCGCGTGTGCGTGAAATTACATCAGAGACGGTCAAACAGGAGCAGTTAAGTGTTAGCAAGCGCTTAGCGACGCCGGCGGCGGGAATACCACTTGCTGTGCGCCAGGCGGAGGAGCGCAAGCAGGAGTTGGCGAAGCTCCCCGCCGGTAATGTAAGTGATATCAAGAAGCGCTGGAATGCTATCGCTGTAGCTGCAGCCGCTGCAGCCCCTGTTATCCCTGAAGATGTTACAATTCAGGTAAATTCTGCGGAGACAATTGTTGGAATTTCAGGGGAGCCTGTTCCTGTTGTGTCAGCGGAGGCGGTACCCGATTGGGCTGCTGGTGCGCCAAAAAATGAAATTGTTCAGGAGGAGTCTAAATTGTAGACGGTCTTATAATAACCTCACTAGACGTTTTGCTCTTATTCATACCATAAGACCATGACGCGGGCTGAAATTGGGCAAATTCGTACAATTTCGTGATTTCGGCACAATTGTTGTAGCTTAGGACCCAATCTGAGCGATTACGTAGGATTTCCGATAGTAACGTATGGTCAAATCCTTCATGCATATCTCCTTTAGTTCCGTACAATTTTGATCCTTTTTCCAGATAGTACGGAGGATCCAAATAAATAAACGTCCTGGGTTTTGGTGGATTGTTCTGAAGAAATTCGGCGAATTGTAAATTCGTGAATTCAAATTGTGTCAAATTGAGGTCCTGACATCTTTGTATGCTAGATTCAGTAAAGCGCCCTGTTGCTGCCTGCTCTGAGTAACCCCCTGAGCATGTTGCTCCACTAAAGGAGCTGCGGTTCAGGGCAAAGTAGTAGGCTGCGCGCTCTGCGGGCTCATTCGACTTGTCCAAGACTGCCTGCTGAGCAGCGGCGAACATTTCCTTACTGAACGGATGAACGGAGACAATTGTGTCAATTGTGGTTTCACGATTTTCCTTGAGCTGATTGTAGAAATTGTAGAGTGGTTCGTACGCATCATTTGCCTTCACTTTGATATGGGGACGAGTTTCACTGAGATGAAATTCGACGGAGCCGCCGCCGAAGAAGGGGCTCAGCAGAATTTCAGTGTCCTTGGGAATATAGGGCTCCAAATGCTTTACTGCGCGGCTTTTTCCGCCAGGATAACGTAGAACTGTCATTGATAATCTCAATTTAAAAATGAGGGTATCAATTTTAGAGTAGAAGTTTGACTAAGTAGACGGCGCCAATAACGAGAGTGGCGGCTATCGAATATTGGCATACATTGTATTGTGTCTTTGTGATAAAGACAGGGTCTTCAAGCGGATGGTGTTTGTCGTAAGAGTACATTTTTGCTTTTTATATTTTTGAGGTGGTTGGCTTCAAATTTACTTCATGTAGAGTACTTCAGGCTTGGGAAATCCATTGAATTCACTTGCGGTGACATTTGTATAGGCACCCATCATATCAATTTTGAGCCAATCACCCTCATTTAGTAGTGGGATATCGACTGACGGTGCAATGATATCAGCGCCATCGCACGTGCGTCCAAAGAGAATCGACTTGTGTGTGTCTGTTTTGGGGGCTGTTGTGTGGGCGACTTCAATCTTGGGCTTCTGACCGTCGAACGGTACATTGGAGAAGTAGCCGTAGACTGATTCGTTTAGCGTGTATCTGTAGATAGGGGCGCCTGGCTCCGCGGAAAGAATACCACGCTTTCTACCTATGACAGGTGTGTAGAGGGTTTGACTGGTTGAGGAGAGAAAGCGTCCAGGCTCGGCAATCCAGCGAATGGGTGTTCCGCCAGGAGACATGTTGTTTTTGAATAGGGTTGAGCGGCTCTTTTCGAGGCTCTGAGCCACGCTCTGAAGGTTTGACTCGGTGGGCAGGAAGCCTCCACCGATGTCGATGAGATCCATGTTCACATTGTGATTTTTTCCAATATCCATTGCGTCACGGCAAACGGCTAATGCACGCGCAAATTGCTCAGGGTTTTCGCATTCACTACCGACGTGAAAGCTGAGTCCTGAAATATTTGTTTTGTATTGTTTTGCTAGTTGAAGTATTTCAGGCACCCATGTGAGTGGAGCACCGAATTTTTTTCCGAAAGGTTGGCGGGAGTTTCCGTCTGGTACAAGTAGGCGAATCAGCACATCACCACGCCAGTTGCCTTTACCCACCTTCTCCATCTCTTCAGGTGAGTCGACTACGGTTGTTTGTACGCTAAAACGCTTAGCATCTTGTATGTCTGTCTTAGTTTTACAGGGCTGAGCATAGATGATATCTGCGGTTTTTGAAACTGCGCGGGTGTTCGCCATCTCGTTCAGCGAAGCACAATCAAAGCCCATTTTATCGCCATACAGCTCGACCATCCAGGACATGAGGACTGGGTCGTTGTTTGATTTGATAGCATAGTAGGGACGGACATATGGAAGGTGCTTCTTCCAAATATTTATTTGTGTTGCCAACTCTTTCTTAGAAACAATTACAAATGACTGCATGTGCAGGTTATTAAACCGACTCATTAGCTCAGCGGCATGTGCTGCTCGAGATATGTACTTAGGGAAGTTACTCAGCGCGATTAGGATATTTGTATATGTGAAAATAAATGCCGGAGTTCATTTTTTTCGCGCGGCTGGCTCAAAATTTCGGTCTGTGTACGAAAGCACTTTAATAGAAAATATGTTGGTATAGTAGGATTCGTCTTCACCATGTATGTAGGAGCTGGCATTCTTTTAAGAAATGGTAAGGGACAGATTCTTCTCGTGTGCGACGCCAAATCGGGTCGTTGGGGCTTTCCAAAAGGGCATCCGGAGTTACGGGATAAGAACCTTCCGCTCAATACAGCGGTCCGTGAATGCTTCGAAGAGACTGGGCTGCGGCTTAACGAGGATTATACGATTGATAATCCTTCACCAAAACGTATAGGAAAGCGACTCTATTTCTATGCGCGTGCAGCAAGAGACGCATTCGAAAAAACGATAAAAGATACGAACGAAATCCGTGATATTGCCTGGTGGTCTTTTGATGACTTTGTCGGTCACGACGACATACTTAATTCGGACTTGCGCTGTTGGATTAAAAAACGCGGTAAGAGTCCTTCTATGAATCCTGGCACAGGCGCACCGGTTGTACCGTTTGTTTTGTAGTACTGTTTAGTGATGAGTAAGTCAACTCTAAACAGCAAATATGGTTTTACTTATACACGAGACGATACCCCCTGAATTCTTGTCACTAAGGATGGTTCTTGAATAGCCATAGGATTTGTAACAATTTCTGGAAATGAAGGCGTATGCTGCTTTACTTTACGCGTGGCTTTACGCTGCGGATTGATCTCTGCAGACACAATTCTCAAACGTATCGCTAAGGCAAGAAGAGCGACGACAGCGAGTCCACCGCCTACCGCGGCACCGATAATGGGTCCTACAGAGGGTGGTGCCGCTGGCACAGGTACCGTATTAATTGCCGCCAAAGGCTTAGACGATGGAGAATCTGTGGGACCGGGTGTCTCCGTTGGTGTAACCGAGGGAGAGGCGCCGATGCGCAGAGACGGAGTGGGACTCGGCGTTTGACTGGCTGTTGGACTGGATGTTACCGAAGATGTGGGGGAGGGGCTGTAACTAATGGAGGGAGTTCGACTCGGTGTTCGTGTATTTGTCGCTGAATTGGAGGCGGTTGCACCGCTGCTGATCGTCGGCGTCGGTGTCTCTGTGTTTGAGGGTGTGCCCGTAGGTGTGGGGCTGGGCGTTGGCGTACCGGTTGTAGACGGAGTGGGTGTTAGCGTCGATGTGGGAGTTGGTGTGTGAGAGGAGGTTGCACTCGGAACGATAACTTGGGCGGGATGACCTGTCAGTAGAATTTGGAGCGCCTGTCCGTCGCCAGGATCGTCTATCGTCCATGGAGTCGAGCCGCACGGCATAGCTGTCGGTCCGTATGAACCAAGGAAGAAATACGGTATACCTGGCTTTCCGTACGGCACATCAAAGACACAGTGTTTTGGTGTCGCTGTGCCTGCCGGACCCGACGCCCATGTGAAAGGCAGAATCGTAATTGTATAATTCTGACCCGCTGCGACAGTCCACGATGAGAGGGATGCGTTGAAGAAAAGGTATTCTTCGGTGCCTGGACGGGCGGCAACCAGGTCCGTAAACGTTGTGAGAAGGGAGGAGCCCACTTGTGTTCCGGCGGGAAAGGTGGCTAAGACGAAACTGATTCCACATGTTTCGGGCGCAGCCTGTGAATAAACACCCATGCGCAGAGCGTCGACGGCGCCTGTCTGCTGCGCCTGGAATTTTGCGATGCCACGGTGGCACCTGTTCTGTACAGTATTATTAATGTAGCCAAATGTGTAGTTTCCTACGATAGGGAGCCCTGTCGTATTTGTAAATACCAATTCACTCGATGCTGCGACTAACCCGAGAGCGGAAAGCAAGAGGCGTAGCATCTTATTTACCGTTCAGATAAATTACCGGGTCTTCTCAACTTTATCTCATATTGATTAACAAACTTTCTTTCGGTCCGGCTTCTCATTCAAGCCGAGATAGTAACCCAGCATAGTCGGAACACCGAAAGCGGCGTGCGTGGCGACGCCCAGAAGAATCCAGAAGAGAATAAATAGGAGCCAATTGGTTGGGGTCTTGATACCGGCTATCAAGCCGACGATAGCGGCGGCACACAGGGAGGTGACCCAATCAAAAATCGACATATCGAATACTTTGGGTCCGCGAAGGCGGTCAAGGGTTGTACATTCCATCTAGGGTTGGCGGGTATTTAAAATGGGGGGCTATAGTAGGAGCAGCTATGGGCTCTTGCTTATCCAGAAATGTTGTTGAAGTTACTATCGATAACCGATCGTACTATTTCACTAATAAGGATTTACAGTCTATGAAAACAATGAATGATGTTCTAAATAGGCTAAATATATACAAATATATGGTGCGGCGCCTTGAGCTTGTATCTGGCGAGCCACTCTTTCTTTGGTCACAGTTTCGCTTTCAGCCCGTAATTATTACTATGATAAACGGAAATCAGAAACGTATGGATGTGCGCCCACTTTACAGGCGACATAAATATACGTAAAATTGAAATATGTACTGCTTTCATTTAATATGTAAAATGAAACCAGCAATTGCTAAAAACGATAAAGAGCGCTGCAACGCGTGGGCGAAAACCACATATGCGCGCTGTAGACTTGCAAAGGTCAATGGGCTGACCTGTCCGCTACACGTGAAGTACTACGACGACTGGCTTGTAAACCATCCACCCGTTAGCGCTTGGGACATGAGATTTTGTCGTGGAGCGGAATTTAAACATCAGGTTGAAAACGGATTCGTTCATATTACGAACGAATATGTAGCGGCTATTAAGAATCCGCCGCAGCCCGGACACGACTACTATAGCGACTTCTATGAATATCTGATGCGATTGCCTCATATCAGACCCGATGACAATCCGGTAATGTTTGAAACGCTGATACGCCAATACTGTTATTCGAAAGTTACCGGTTCCTCTGTTATACCTGACACTGTGTTTGCTAATCTATTTGCAAATCCGCATTTCGATGCGGTAATATTCCTATCGGTTATGGCTTCTATTATTGAAAAGATGCTACAACCGGGTCATCGATGGGCTACGAATCGTGACACCGTGAGTCGGATTCTGGAGCAGGTTCTGGCACATAAGGCATTTGACTGTCTTGTCTACATTGACGGTATGATTCCTAAGCTCTGGTCTGTTGTGCCGGCGGGGAGCGCGATGCGGCATCTGTTGGAGCCGCAACTGACTGTAAAAAGAGAAACATGGTATGCTGTGACAAAGTCGCGCTATAGCGAGATGAGTGAGGAGTTCACGGCTGTGACGTGGCATCCTGACCGAGTTGTTAAGTGGTGCTTTGCGAGCGACGAGTTAAGTGATTTCGCTTAAGAACGTATCCCAGCCAGCGTTGATTCCACGGCTGTGAGCCGTTCATTCGTGTCACGCAGCGCAGCGATAGCGACAGCGCTTAACTTGCCGTAGTCCACCAT